GGTATTAATCTAAGAGTATCAAAAAATATTACAGGAGCAACTGCTTCTTTTAATGTTCTTGCTTCTGGTGCTGTTCAATCAGATGTAACTTCTGCCTATGGATTTTATAATACATCATCAACAGCAGGAGCTTCTTTTACTTTAAATGCCTACTTTCATTTCTTTGCCGAACAAGGTACATTTGGTGTAGGTTCAACGGTTTCAAGTCAATACGGATTTTATGTTGGTGCGTCATTAATAGGTGCAACTAATAATTACGGATTTTTTGGAAACATAGCAGCCGCTACGGGTCGCTGGAATCTCTATATGGCTGGAACGGCTGATAATTATTTGGCTGGTAGTCTTGGCATAGGGATTGCAACTCCTACAATAAAATTGCAAGTAGAAAACAATGAAAATGCTAGTAATGGTGTTTGGACAAGAAATACAAATAGCGGTACTGCTGCTTCAAGTTATTTTACAACTGTATCAAATGCTGGACAAATAAATATAACAGCACATAGTACAACTCATTCTGTTTGGGCAAATACTGCTGTAATAAATACTACTTCAGGCTTTACTGGTGGATTAACAACTTTTGTTACTGCTGGTAACTATGATGTATGGACTGGTTCTTCTATAAGACAAAGAATAACAAGCGGCGGTAACCTCCTCATCGGCAGCACAACCGATTCTGGCGAGAAGCTACAAGTCACTGGAACTGCGAAGATTACTGGTACAACTACTTTTGGAACTATTGGAAGTGGTACTGGATTAACTTGGGATAATACTAATAATAGATTAAATATTGGTAATGCATTACCAACAAATATTGGAAATCAAAATATTGTTGCATCTACATCAATAGTAGGATTTTCTGCAAAAAATACTTCATCGGCATCTGGCTCAACTCAAGCTGGATTTTATGTAGAAAATAACAGTGGTTTTGGAGGTCAATTATATAAAACAGGAAGCGCATATACAACTTATAAAATTATATCTGCAAATGATTTAGGATTTTATAATTCTGGTGGTGGAAATATTTCTATATTAAACGATTTAGTATCTGGTAGTATTAGATTCGCTGCTGGTGGCTCATCAACAGTTCAATGGACGATAGCAAGTGATGGTAATCTTGAAGCAGCTGATGGTAAGAATTTGATTTTTGCAACAACAAACGGTACAAAAATAGGTACTGCTACAAACCAAAAGATAGGTTTCTGGAATGCTACTCCTATTATTAGACCAACTGGAAATATATTAACAGCCCTATCTACAATGGGTCTTGTATCCTCTCCAACAATAGCTGTTGGTGATGTGACTGGAGCTGTGTCTGCTCTAACAGGAGAAGTTTCTACAACAGGAACAGGCTCTCTTACTGTTACACTTGGAACAACAGCAGTAACAGGTAAACTATTAACAGGTCTTTCTGTAACATCTGGAGCTATAACATCATCAGACAGTATACTTGGTGCTTTTGGTAAGATTCAAGGTCAGATTAATGCTTTATCAGGTGGTTCTACTTATAAAGGTTCTTGGAATGCTAATACAAATTCTCCAACAATTACTAGTGGTACTGGTACAGCTGGTGATTACTATATCGTAAGCACAGCAGGAACGACAACAATAGATGGTGTGTCTAGCTGGGATATTGGAGATTGGATTATATTTAATGGAACTGTATGGCAGAAGATTGATAATACAGATTCTGTTACTTCTGTAAATAGCCAAGTTGGAGCTGTTGTACTTACCACTTCAGATATTACTGAAGGAACTAATCTTTACTACACAGATACTAGAGCAAGGGCTGCGATAAGCTTGACAACATCTGGTTCTAGCGGAGCTGCTACTTATAGTTCTGGAGTATTAAATATTCCTAACTATACCTTATCAGGTTTAGGAGGCGTGTCTTCTTCAACAACTTTAACAATAAATGGTACTGCACTAGATTTAACAACTTCTAGGTCTTGGGACGTAGGTACAGTAACCAGCGTAAACGCATCTGTTCCGACAGGGTTTTCTGTAGGTTCTGCGGTAACAAGTAGTGGGAATATTGCAATAGGGTTTGCTGCTGGATATGCACTACCTACAATATTGTCTCAATCGAATTGGGATGTTGCATATAATGATAAAATAAATAGTGCTTCGGTAACTGGTACGACTACTAAGACTTTAACATTGACCCAACAAGATGGCGGCACAGTTACTGCATCTTGGTCTGATGATAATTCTGTAACAAGTGTTTTTGGTAGGACTGGAGCAGTAGTTGCTACTAGTGGTGATTATACTACGGCTCAGGTAACTGAGAGTGGTAATTTATATTTCACTAATGCTCGTGCAATAGCTAGTACACTAACAGGATATACAAGTGGAGCTGGAACAATAACAGCAAGTGATACTATCTTATCGGCTATTCAGAAATTGAATGGCAATATCGGTGCACTTGTTACTGGAGTATCAAGTGTTAACGGATTGTCTGGTGCTGTTACATTAAGTACTTCTAATGTATCTGAAGGTACTAACTTATATTATACAGATACTAGGGCTAGGGCAGCTATAAGCTTAACAACTACAGGTTCAAGTGGTGCTGCTACATATTCTGGAGGAGTTTTAAATATTCCTACATACACATTGGCTGGTCTTGGTGGTGTTTCTACTTCTAGGACTTTAACAATAAACGGAACAGCTTTTGATTTAAGTGCCGATAGAGCTTGGTCTGTAGGTACAGTTACTAGTGTTAATGCTAGTGTTCCAACAGGATTTTCTGTAGGTTCTGCGGTAACTTCTAGTGGTGATATAGCGATAAGCTTTGCTGCAGGGTACGCACTTCCAACAACAGCTTCTCAGGCTAATTGGGATGCTGCTTATAATGATAAGATTAACAGTGCATCTGTTACCGGAACAACAACAAAAACACTAACCCTTACACAACAAGACGGAGGCACAGTTACTGCATCTTGGAGCGATATTGATACTGCTCCTGTTTCTAGTGTATTTGGTAGGACAGGTGCTGTAGTTGCTTCAAGTGGAGACTACACAACAGCTCAGGTTACTGAAAGCGGTAACTTATATTATACCGATGCGAGAGCAAGGGCCGCAATAAGTTTAACAACTACAGGAACTTCTGGTGCTGCTACTTACAGTGGAGGTGTTTTAAATATACCTCAGTATCAATCGGTATTGACAAATCCAGTTACAGGTACTGGAGCAAGTGGAAGACTTTCTATATGGAATGGTTCAACTACCGTAACATCATCTTCTACCTTATACTATTCAGACCCTCACTTATACTTGGGTTATCTTGGAAGTGGAGCTGAGTACAGTTTGACTATTGGTCAATCTAGAACAGGTAATGGATATGCTTACATAGACTTAGTTGGTGATTCTACTTACGCTGATTACGGATTAAGAATTATGCGTTCTAATACTGGAGCAAATACAAATTCAGTACTAGAGCATCAAGGAACTGGAGATTTTGTTTTCAAGACTGTTCATGCTGCAGCAATTAAATTCCAGACAGGAGCTACAGAAAGGGTTGCTATATCTAGTGACGGTCAAATGTGGGTAGGGTATTTAACTAGTCAAGGTTCTTATACACTTCAGGTTAATGGTTCTACTTTCTCTTCTAATGGATTTTTTGAAACTTCAGATATAAGAATCAAAGATATTATAAGACAACATGATGGGTTAGATTTTGGAGCTATAGAGTATAAATGGAAAGATGGTAGAGATACTAAAACACATTGGGGTTATGCTGCGCAAGATGTACAGAAAGTTATACCTGATGCAGTATACTTAAATGATAATGGATTCTATTCATTAGATTATAATCAAGCTCACACTTATAAAATAGCTAAGTTAGAGGAAGAAATTAAAGAACTTAAAAAGAAATTAAATGCCTTGGAGTAGTCTTGCAAACAATCAGTCTGTTTCTGATACTAATCTAAAAGATGCTGTTGATACTGGAGTATTTTCAGCAGGAGGCACTGCATTTCCATCTCCTACTCAAAATAAGGAAGTAACTAAATCTAGATGTGAGAGTTATATTAATATTCAAAATATAAAAAATCCTTCTTTTTTAGTTAAGTCTAGTAATCAAATTATTACTAAAGAGGATATTTATAATGTAGGAGACTTTAGATTAGACCCTCAATACGGAAAGGTATTTACAAATATGACTGGAACTAATCTTCCTTCATTTACTTTTAACGTAACTTCTAACACAATAAAGCAATATAATAATATAATTCCTGCACAAAATATATTTGTAGAACTTACAGGAAATGCTTTTGTAAGCCCTGTTAGAGTATCACTATATATTAATAGTGTATTAATACAGAGTGTAGCCATAGCTCAGAATGGTGCAACATCAGCTACATTAACTTTGCCAAATGATGTCTCTCCGACTAATGAAATAAAGATATCTGTAGACTCTGGTTCTGTTCCTCCTTCAGGTTCTTTTACATTTGGAAGTACGCCCGTAAACTGTGTTGCTGTAAGTAAGAATACTGGTCAATATCAGATAGCTTCAATAGGTGTTTGGGATTATGATGTATCTGGATTTACAAGATGCGCTACTAAAGGGGGTTATATATGCTATTCTTCTGATTATGGTGCTACTTGGTATAAGTCTAATGTCACAGGAAACTTCTGTAAATTGGCTATATCTGATAATGGTCAATATGCTATTGCTGCTTCTCAAAGCGGTTACCTATATAGGTCAACTAATTTTGGGGCAACTTGGTCTGCAGTTACTTCTCTAGGCGAAAAAGTATGGAGTGGAGCTGATATTGGAGCTAATATGTATGTTTGTTCTAGAAAAACAAATGGCGCAACAGAGGGTAAGGTTTATAAGTCTACAGACAATGGAGCTAGTTGGACAGACGTCACTCCCGCTTCTTCTAAAGATTTTAGTGCAATAGGTGTATACGATACTAAGTCTGGTACAGAACAAATTATTGTTGGTTCTTATTATAGTGACCTAAGATTAGCTTATTATCTTTCTGTTAATAGTGGAACAAGTTGGTCACCTTATTCAATACCTGTTTCAGTTTAAAATATATATAATGGCATATTCACGTATAGAAAGCATTGTTGACATTAAGTTTAGGTTTGGTACTGCAGTAATATCATGTAATGAATATTATTACAATAATATTTCTAGAATTGTTAAATCAAGCAATGGGATATCTTGGCAAAATATTACAACAGATACTAATGGAAAATTCTTTGATGTTGCTTTAAATGATTTCCCAGATTGTTTTGTAACTTACCTACCATTAAGTGGTGGAGTATATGGTACAGACTACTTAAAAAAAATAACAGGCTTATCTACAGTATCAAATGTTACTTCAAGCGGGTCTAGGTCTTGGCAATGTGTAGATATAGATAACTTTAGTGGCGCTAATAAGTACATACTAGTTGGAACCGATAATGGATTATATAGGTCTAATGACGGTGGGGCAACTTTTACTGCTTTATAGATATATTAATTAAATTTGTAAAACTTAAAATAAAATAAAATGGCAAAAGTTCAACCAGTAAATGTACCAAGCGTTGGCGTTGGTACTACATTAGAAGTAACAGTACTTCCTTTCAGCACAAGAGCAACAACTGTCCAGACTTGGAACAAATTGGTTGACGACGAAGGAAAGGAAGTAATCCCTGCTTGGAATTACACTTTAACAGAAGAGGAGTATAACTCATGGGGTGTAGACAATTCAGTAGTGGATGATTATGTAGCTGCAGATAAGGGTCTTGTAATCATACCTGACGCTCCAGAAGCAGAATAAGTAATTACCTTAGGATAACCCACATTACCTAGCAGAAATGCTAGGTTTTTGTGTTTATTTTATTTGTTAGATTGAAAGTTTGGCACTATTTTTGTTATACAAATACCAAAAACCATGGCAAAAGTAACTAAAACGTATCAGGAGCTAATTCAGCTCGCAAATGCAATCAACATTTTATCTAACTCTAAGGAACATGTAGAGGCTAATACAAAAGGTGTAAAGAAGCTACAGAAGATTGGGGGTAAGATTAAGTCAGAACTAGAGGCTTACAATGAGAAGCTAGAGGACTTGAGACTAGACAATGCGCATACAGATGAGTCTGGTGCGCTTATCCTTGACGAAAAAGGTGGATATAAGTTTAGCAAGGATGGGTTGAAAAAGCTTAATAAAGATATTAAAAAGCTGTTAGAGGACACTTTTGAGTTCTACCAGTTTACATTCTCTCATGAAGGTCTTGAACTTTATGGATTCCTTGAGGGATGGGTAGAGGGTCTTAATTTCCCTAAAGAAGAAGTAGAAGCTGAAGAAGTAGAAGAAGCGCAAGTAATTTCTATGGAAGCTGAATAAAAGATAGTTTTTCATGTGTTTGTTGATTGGGGGTCTTTTCTAGGACCCCCTATTTTTTGTAAAATAGCTTAAATTTGTACTATGAGAGATATCATATTCATGCTCACGATACTATGCCTTTCTTTCTTTTTATATAGAGAATGTAACAAGGAGCCTATAGTTATTGAAGGAGAGCCATACGATGTATTAAAGATTGTCAGAGATACAGAGTATATACCATTTAAGGTTGTACTACCACAGGACACTTTGATTAAGGATACTACCATCTATGTAGATGTCCCATACCTAGATTCATCTATGATTGACTCTGTTCTTAGGGAATATTATTCGAAATCTGTATATGTCGATACGGTAGGTGTAGGTAAGTTTGGCTACCTGTATATTCAGGATACGGTAAGTCGTAACTCTATAGTCAATAGGATGCTTTCTGCTGACCTAACGTTCCCTTCGTATAGGGATACCATATACCTAGGTCAACAGCTACGTAATGGGCTTTATTTGGGCTCTAGAATGGATTTAACAGAACGTGGTATATTCTTAGGGCCTTCTTTGATGTATCTTAAGAATAATAAGATATTTAGTGGTTCGTTTAGTTTAGGTGGAGGAAAGCCATTTTATAGTGTAGGAATGAATATAAAGCTATGAGGATACTAGAGATATTTAGGGATGAGAAAGGTAACTACTCCTCAAACAGATTTGTAGGCGTATTGTCAGGTTTATCCTTATGTGCATGTTTAATTATATCAGCAGCCTCACACAGGGAAATTACCCCACATGAAGGGCTTATAGATGCTGTTGTATTTATATGTACAGGAAGTCTAGGATTTGGCATGATTAATAAGGTAGCAGAAAAAATATACGGAAATGAGAAAGGACAAGGTAACACTACAGAGGATAGAGCTACTCCATCCGAAGGTTAGGGAAGAAGTTAGGGAGATTTATGATGAAATCTGTACTAGATTAACGGGTAATGCTGGATGCAGATTTACACATACCTTGAGGACGTTTAAGGAGCAGGATGATTTATATGCTCTTGGTAGAACTAAACCCGGAAAGATAGTCAGCCATGCTCGTGGTGGCCAGTCCTATCATAACTTCGGTTTGGCAATAGATTTTTGCTTAATTATAGACAAGAACAATGATTGGGTGTTTGAGGAGATTTCTTGGGACACTAAAAAAGACTACGACAAAGACGGCACATCTGAGTGGAGAGAAGTTGTAGAAGTGTTTAAAATGTATGGATGGGAATGGGCTGGTGAGTGGAAATCCTTCAAGGACTTCCCGCATTTTCAAAAAACTTTTGGTTATACCACTCCTCAATTAAAAAAGCTTTACGACTCAAAAAAGGTAGATAAAAATAATTATGTTCTTATATGAAGTTGAAGTCTGGTATATACTGCATTAAATGTTTAGAAAATGGTAAAATGTATATTGGAAAAAGCATTAATATCACAGATAGAAGGCAGAAGCATTTCAACTTACTAAAAAGAGGTATTCACGATAATAGAAAAGTCCAAAATTCATATAACAAATATGGTAAAAAGTCGTTTGTTTTTGGAGTAATAGAGTTTTGTGAAGTTGATAAGTTATCTGAACTGGAGTCATTTTATATGAAAAAATACAATTCTTTTGATAAAAAGAATGGATTTAATATAAGTAGCGAAAATTGTGGTTTTACGGTACAGTCAGAGGAAACTAAACAGATTTTGAGAGATATAAGGTCTAATGTGTCTAAAACTGTATATGCCTTCACTAAAGAGGGAGATTTTGTTAAAAAATGGGATAGCATAAGCTCTTGTGCAAGCGAATTAAATGTAAATCCATGTGATGTAAGAAGGACAATTAGTCAAAAACAGAGATTTTGTAGGAATTTAGTGCTAAATGATACCAAAGAGTTTAGGCTAAGGGGGAATATGAGGGTATACAACAGGAAAAATATAAGAAAGTAGATAAAAACAACTATGTATTAATATGAAATTCACCATCCTATTATCAATCGTAACCATCATTGGATTTGAAATTGGCGTAGACTTTTTATCCTTCGCTGTACCATTAACAGTTTTATTTTCTGTTGTCACTGCGGAGCATATGCAAGACAACAAATGGAAGTCTATATTTAAAGTAGACTGACTTATATTTGCAATACATGATTTAAGAAAATGGACAACCACGAATTAGACTTTTTGGGAATACCTTCAACGATACTCTCGTGGTTAGCGTTTTTTAACCTCGTATCTATAAGTCCAATACTGAATGGGCTTGTCAGCATTATGTCACTTGTATGGTTAAGCATGCAGATGTATGGCTGGGTAGAGAAAAGAATTAAAGCCTCTAAAAATGGCAAAAAATAATAATGCAGGAGAACATCCTAGCTACGAAGGATGGAGTAAGTCTTCAATAGAAAGAAAGAGAGCGTACGATAAGAAGTACCATCAAACTAAAGAACGTAAGAGGTATAGGGCACAGCTTAATAAAGCCAACAGAGAAGCTGGTACGTATGGCAATGGTGATGGTATGGATATGAGTCATAAAAAATCAGGCAAGTTAAAGCTTGAGCTCGCAAGAATAAACCGTTCAAGAAACGGAAAGTCAGGCTCTTCTAAAGCTTGATGATAGTTATCTAGCATATATAAGTTTTCTAAGTTGCTTTGCAATTTCATCTTGAATCTTTTCTAGTTTTTTTTTCTTTTCCATCAACTCCTTAATGAGTTGGTCTTTTTTAGTCTCTTCCATAATGTATATATTTGGTCATGATTTATCTAGTTCGTCCAATAGAAAATAAGTCAGATATGCTCCTCTATGTTTGTTCACTAAAGGAGACAGAGATAGTTCTGAATGAAATCCAGAACTTCAATATCGACTATATTTCTTGTGATGACGGAATCATTGCGTATGAGAATGACCCATTCTTACTAATGCAAATTAACATTAACTAGACAAGTTCTGCAAACTTTTTTGTTTACAATCAGAAGATATGTGATATCCTAGCTATCTGACCCTGTTCTGGGTGGTGTATAAAGGCGTCCACACCTTTTGGACTATGCTGGTAACCATTTCGTGAATGCCACCCATCTGTTCCTGACGGACTTCTCATAGACTCAACAGTAACACCCATGTAATCCTTTGATTTCTTGTGGTGTATGTGGTGTGTATAAAAATATTTATGTTTACACTGAGACCAATCTGCACCAGTCTCGTGAGCCATTAGGAGGGCTAAATCTGTTTCCTTAGCACCGTCACCATGTGTAGTACCTATAAGGTTATTATGGTATCTAAAATACTTCCTGTGGGCAATAGATACATTGAATGTAACTTGTTTGCTGTTCGAGAACCAAGAACTTATGGTATCTGCTAGGAAGAAACCGGATGTGTAATCGTGGTTAGATGGGTCGTATTGTACATAAACATCGGCTACCTGCATAAGCATTTCAATAACAGATACATGTAACCACTTGGCAGTCAAGAAGTTCTCGTGCCACATACCTTCAGTATCCTGTGGGGTTCCGCTTGTAGTTGTACGTCTTGGCGTATCTGTATGTAATATATCGTTACCTATGATGTACATAATCTTGTCTACATTAAAGCCCTGAGACTTTGTAAGTATATCTTTAACAGCTGTAGATACTCTTGTAACAGCTATGGCAGGATTATAATCTTCCCCAGTTTCTGACTTCACAGCAAGCTTACCTATGTGTATATCTGCTGGGTCTATAACCAGTAGGTGTGGTGACTTGTGTTTTTCTCTCTTTACGGCAGGATACTTAGGAGCATATGTCTTCATCTCCTCTACAATCATGTCTTTGACATCTGTGTAGGATACTATTGGATTCTTTACATTTATAGAGAAGTTCTCTCCTTTATACCAGTAGTGCTTTACATCTTCAACAGGTATACCTTTTTCTTTACATTCTTGTTCTAGTGCTGTGTGTCTGTTTCTTATCTGAAGAAGCATGTTAAATTCATCTTCAGTGATTCGAGGTCTAAACTGTTTAGGCATATTGGTTATGTTGGATTGTTTGCTAAATTACAACTTTTTTATTATTTGCAAAACTTCTCCACATTCTTTCTGATTCTTAGGGAAGTGTATCTCAGGTGTCTTCCCAGACTGAAACAGAACGTATTTAATCAATTTCCACTTCAATTTATTATCTGCTCTCTGGAATCCTTTTGTATCTACTATAATATTCTTACCATGCTTTGTAAAATCAAAGTCCACAGTCAGGGTCATTGCCCTAACCGTGGCTTTGTTGTACTTGAATGATGGGTGCAAGGTATATGTCACTTGAAAGTCAAACTTTATTTTTTCCTTCTTAAGGAGTTCATAAAAGTATAACTCAAGCTTTGAGTCGAATTTCTCTCCGTACTTATATTGTTTAGTTATTCTCTTCAAAGTCGAAGCTTATTTTACCCGGTTCAGCAGGTGTGTTTTCGTCTGCGTATCTGTACATTGCATTTACTATAGACATATTGTGAAATTCTAATGCTTTCATGATAGAACCAAAAGCCCTAACAGCCTCTTCTGCTGTGTGTTCGTTGTCTAACTCTATAGTAATAACTGTTCCGTAATTCTCTCCTTGATACTTTGCCATATTATTTATTTTAATGTTGTCATATGAATTGGTGTAAACTCTCCTACATGAGTAGAAAGTATATTATACTCTGCGTAATCGATAGCTTCGTCTAGCGTCATGTCGCTATTAGCCATCAATAACTCATGAATCTTAGAGATATCGTATACTACGTGACCGTTTGTAGTCATTCCTATTATAGCTTCGTCTAGTCCATCCCACATGATGGCATCTGGATTATACATAGCTATGTCTTCTCTTGTAATCATATCATATTGATTTCAGATTTACAATAGGATAGTGCGCTTCTTAAAAGGTCATGCTTGTAGTGAGCTTCTTTAATAAGGTACTCACAAAGGTTATTGTAGAACGAGCAGTCACCAATCTCGTATGCTATGATAACCTTCTTCTCAGTAGCAGACATGTCATCATTGTTCAGGTTCATCATCTTCTGAAAAGATAGCTTCTCAGTAAGGAACTGAAACTGTGCTTTGCATGTTGCTCCGATAGCCATGACTCCTGTAAGTTCTGTCATGTGAGCAACAATCTCAGATGGATTAGCGCAGTCTACCTGCTTTGCAACAACAGACCTAAAACTTTCGTAGCTTGTTACGGCTCTTTCAAATGCAGACTGTAGTGCTGCGTCCTTAAATACTTCTTTCATATAGTTGTTTTATGTTTACAAGAATCATCTCTGAATTATTACCGTCTCCACCGGATACAACACGTCCAAGACGATAGTTCTTTCTAGCTACCTCTTTTAGGTCATCAGTTTGTATCATGATTATAATCATCCCGTTTAAAAGTACAAAAGCCCAGTAGTCAGCTTCAGTTGTAGATATACCACTCCTCCTACCATTACACCTAAACTCTACAGCTACATTACCTGTAACGTGAGCTAATCTATCAGTCTTAACTTCTACCTTCTTTGCACCATTGAGTATAGATAACAGCTTTGATTCACCTGCTTCCCCATACTCTAGGTCTAAGTCGAAATTCTTTTGGCTACTTCCTACTTGTTTCATAGCGAACTGCTACTTCTTTTTTTAAGTTTGGTGAGAATATTCTCCTCCTGTTCCTTATGGCAATCCGTATCGCATTTTGCCCAACGCCAAGAACCTGACACGCTTTCTTTATGGAGTCATAGTTTTTGGCTTTCTTCTTTCTTTCTTCTAAGCTTTCTATCGTTACGTCATAAACAACAACTGGAACCCTGTCCTCTATAATGAAATCGTATCCCTTCATACTTTATATCCGTGAATTAAAAGTTCTCTATCTCTATTAAATGGCTGTGTGCCGTCTTCATTTACAAATTCTACCTTGTCTACCATTCTAAGTATTACAGGCTCTGCTCTATGTGTAGGCCTACCACCAGTGTCATCATTCCTAACCTTATCAACAGATATTTGAGTATACATAAACTCATTGTTATCTTTAATCTTCCTGTGTATGGTTATGAAGTTGTCACACCTGTTATACAGTGCACTACCACCTTCAGCATCTGTTGCATGTGGCATTACTTGGTTACCTTGACCATCCTTCTCTCTCTGTGCAGCTGTAGTAGTGTGAACAGAAAGGAATAGTGAAGTGTTATACTTCTTGGTAAATGTAAGCATGGCACTGTATGCTTCATAGTCGTAGGTATATTTACTAGCGTTACCAACTAACTCCATCTTAAGTGAATTATATGGGTCTATAAATATTCCTTTCAGCGACTTATACTCCATCAACTTTACGGCATGGTTTAGAATATCCTTGTAGCTGTACAGCTCATTGCTTGATAGCAGGAAGAAGTGGTCATCTACAAACTTGAGTGAGAGCTTCTGCTCGTACTCTGTAAACTTCTGTATCCTCTTGCCTACAAGGAACTGCATAAGCTTAATCTTGACAGATGCTGAACTGTTCTCTCCACAGTATACCATGAAGTTCCAGTTATACTTTAGTGCTGCCAAGAACAAGAACCACAATGTAAGTGTTGACTTACCAATATGAGAGTGACCAAGTATTGCATAGAACTCACCCTCTTTTAAGAGCACGTGTTCATCTAGTGCATAGTGACCGAATGGAAGACCTTGAGGTATCAATCCAAGTCTGAAGTTGTGTATATATTCTTCATCAGTCTTGTTGTTGGTAAGGAAGTTTAGTTCCTCCTCCATCAGGCCTAAGTCATCAATAGCAGCCTTATACTCTAACTCGATATTGGATATTGGCATAGTCATGCCATGCTTCAATCCATCTTTAATAGTAGAGTATGCTAGGTTGATGTTGTCTACGTTTCTCCTGCTAATCTCGTGTCTTAGAGAATACTCTGCTACATCGTACTCAACAGTTTCCGTAGCTACGAATCCACCTAGAAGGTTAGCTGCTCTTAGTAGAGTGTTATGCTTCTCTCCATCAGGAGCGTTACGTATCATTCTACAAGCAATGTCTACCTTTCTATAGTCAGTATTGCCATCACCCTTGCCGTACACAACAGCTGCTTTCTGTTCTGTTTCTATGTCATAGAACGTATCGCACTTATGGTTTATATATATATCTGGGTCGTAAGATACGTATAGAACCCTTGAAGGGTTTTGTGCTGTCTTATCTAAATCAGGAATGTGATTAGATAGAGCTCGATAGTGCTGCGTGTGTTTGTTTGGGTCTGCAATCTTTACTAGTCCGTGTAGACCTTGACCGGAAGATGACTTCCATAAAGCATAGATGAATGGGAGGCTTTTTAGTTCCTCCCTTCTTCCATCTATGTTATCCAGCTTATCTATGTCTATGGGTACGAAGCCACTGTGTTTCTTTAGAGACCTATCGTCTCTGAATGATATATACTTTATACCATCCTTCTCTTTCTCTACTCCATTCGTAAATTCTCCGCAGAATAATACGCATGGTAGCTTTGATTTCAACTTTCTCCTTCTGTCGTCATCTATACCTGAACGTATCTCTTCTATCCTGTCCTTATACTTACCGGACTTGATAGCCTCTAATACAGTTTCTAGATTTACGACGTAGGGGTTTGTGATGGACTGGATGTCCTGAAACATAGTAACCATAAGCAATATAAGTTTTCAATTTAGAATGGCAGACTGTCTGTGTCAACCTTAGCTGTGGTGTTGTTAGTAACAGCTGGTTGTTCGTTAGACTCTGGCTTTACGTATGTATCAATGTACACGTTAAAGTCAGGAGACTTGCCACTACTCTTGTACTTGTTAGGCCATGCAGTGTAGCGTACTCCATTAACTGAAAAACTTAATACTTCAGATGAAGTACCATCTTTCATTCTGACATTTTTCTTCCAAATGCCAAACTCTGATTTTCTTTTTGCTTCGCTCATATTTATTGGTTTTAATTGATTACAAAATAAAGCCCAGCCTAGACAAGCCGGGCGTATTGCTTATGAAACTTATGGTTTGACTAGTGGCTCCCAGAGCCTCTTCTTAGAAGGGTCAGGCACTACGTTAATTTCTACGTCCATGCCATATTCGTTTATTACATCTATGATTGCACCTAGAGAAACTGTTCTAGGCCCACCTGTAGGTGTGGTATACTTACCATCGTAGTTGGCAAAGAACCAATAGTGCTTCTTCTTATTGGTTGCCTCTATCGAGTCCAAGACTTCTGCGAGTCTAGGGTGCTTCTGTTTTAGTTTTGATTTGGTTATTCCCCTGCTCATGTTATATTATTGATATCAGCTTGATGTATTTCAGCTTACCGTTTACAATCTTACATTGAAATGTATACATACTCTCGTATGGTTTACCATAAAATATTACAATACCTGTAAATTTTGATGGCTTGCGTCCGTCTTCTACAACCTGTAGTATTTTGCTGAATAGTCCACCATCTGAGTCTACTAATTCGTAGTGGTAGTCATCAAAAAATAACTCTCCATCTTCGTCAATGATAAATGTAAGATACTCCCTATCCATGTCCTTGGTCTGAAACTCAAGGCCTATAAGGTCTAGGATATCATCCTCAGTCATGCCACCTATATTAAAGTGTTTATGATGGATATATATATAATCGTATCTCGACATCTATGCAAATCTACAAACTATTTGTATATCAGCAAAATTACTTTTCCACAGACCAAGGTAGGTCTATTGTAATTACATTGTTGTAATCGTATCCTCCTGTGAAGTCACCGCTTTCTAGACACTTATGGAATCTGTTGTTTAGTTCTGATACATCCTTCTTTCCTAAGTCTACGTATCTTGTATCGGCATATGCTAGATAGGAAAGATATGGAGAAGATGTCTCTACAATTAGATATAGAACTTTCTTTCCTGATACTTGATTGTAGATGCCTGCCTGCATGTGATACTTACGTTTGATGAAGTCACTCATAACAGCTTTAGGATGTCCATCAGTTATTGTCTTGACTTCAAGTATGTAGTCATCTGACTCACCATCAAAGAATCCTCTATATGGTAGGCCGTCCACTTCCATTCTCCACTCTCTCTCGAAACTTGTGCAGGACATAACTGTGTCGTATATCAAGTCGTTACATAGAACTCCATCTACCAGCTTTCTAGCATGTTCGTAGTCTTCGTTATTTACGATAGTCTTACCTGCATGTAGGTTAGCGAACTGAATCCACTCTTCCTTGCCTGCATTAGTCCTCTTGTTAATATCAGGAGCAACAGCAAACTGTTCATTGAACAGATAGGGTGTTAAAATCATGCAGTGCACCATAGAGCCTAGCTTCATAGCATCAGTAGGTGGTGTCCTTTCCTTTGATATGTAGTCAAGGTAGTGTCTAGGAGACTTAGCAAATTCTTTGATAGAGCTAAAACTTAGAGGCCTTTCTTCTAGTGTCTGTCTAGTTATTATCATGGTTATTGTTTTTCATATCTATTATGTTACCATCGTCATCCATGTATGGAGCGTTGTATAGTTCGTAACTAAGCCATCCTATAAATAGGAGGAGAACTGAGATTATTAGTATTGTCATGGGTTATATTTTACTGCGTGACCTGATTGTACCATTATATTGTTAACACTATCCTCTACACCATTTTTGAGTATAGTAACCAGAGGCCTACCATACTTATCTAGTTCGTGACTGATTATGTTATATCTCTCTCCAACAGTTACTAGTTCAGATAGGTGTGAAACAGCTTGCTTTGCCCTGTTTCTTTCGTCCTCATCTTTGCTGTTAAGTTCTGGAGTATTTATTCCGTACAGTCTACAATTAGCTTTTATCCATACCCTAAATCCTAAGTCTATATTCATGTTGATGGTGTCTCCATCTACTATCTTTTCTACGATAGCTCTATATGTCATCATCATATGTTAAAATTTACCTGTTCCTGATTTTTCCATTAATGTAATTCTATAATCTTCTAACCATCTTAAGAAGTCAATTATCTTTTTCATTGTTATAAGTTTCGTTGTAGTAATATTCTGAATTGTCAGTTAACTCACATTCATAAACCCAATCATTACTTCCATTTGCACCACCAATAGCATAAGCTCTATCCCAAGCCTTCATTATCTGCTCCTTCTCCATTGCTTTGGCTTGTTCAATTAATTCAATAGATACATAAGTTTGACCAAAAGCTATTTGGTATGCATCATTATTGATTTGTTCAATCAACCAATCTACTGCCGTTTGTTGCTTATACAACCCATCCTTAGAATCCTCGTTCATTATTTCCGTTATTAGTTTCTTTTGTTGTTTCTTATCCATATTGTTTATTATTATGTACAAAATGATTAATAATGTTTGAAATAACGGACAAAATCCGAATTATATTACCTTTTATGACAACTTATGTAATATTTTAGTATATAATTCGGTGATAATCAGTATTATATGACTGATTTTTGCATGAATTTTCAATGAGATTTCATGCATTTTTGTTACCATTTACTATATCAGTAAGCTGTTGAAGTATAGATTCTTGTGCTTCACCCCAATAGTGGTCACACTTACCATCTTTGTAAGGAGGATTCATAAAGTAGGATTGGTAATCACTAGCTTCAGTAGTATATCTGTAACAGTTATCTTTAGCAGGGCATCCAGTACCCCAACATTTCGTTATATCCGGCATAGTTTATAGTTTTTCTATTTCTTGCTTAACTTGTAGCAAATATCTGTTGAAAAAATCGTCATTATCATTTTCCATTGCTAAATCTACTGCTATTATCGCACATTTTTGTGCAGTTTCTACATCAGCTATGTACATGATTGAGTTTCTAGATGGTAAAACTTCTAGATACTTGTCTACTAATTGTTCTGCTTTTTCTTTTGGTGTCATTTGAATAATATTTTAATGTAATGTCTTATAGACCACCATATAAGTAGCTTAAGTACATCTCTTTGCTCCTTGTATGATACGTTAAAGAACCTTGCATGTATTCTTACAACCTCTTTCCTTTCATTGTCATCAATAGATGATTCAAGTCCGCAATAGTCTATGTCGTTTGAAACTCTAAATCCTTCCATGTATTTTGCCATATTATTTATTTTTAATTACCAAAAATACCTTCCCAATATTCAGCTTCCTGCTTAGGATTATTCACATATTTATTGATGCTTTTAATAGCTTCTTCTACACTAGAAAATGCTATCTTCTTACATCCAACAGACACTATGCATCCCACACTAATAAACTCTATACTAATGTTATACCTCATAAGTAGCTCCTGTTTTGTCGGTTCTCTGAACATAAGGCTTGGAACAACTTGAGTGCTGTAAGATGAACTTGTTATACCTGAGCCAGATAGATTAGAAGATGTGATTGGTTCTGTTGATGCTAAACCTACACTTGATGCTGAATTGATTTGTAGTTTTTCCATACTATTTGTTTTTAAAAGTTTTAGCACCCGTCTGTGGACTCGAACCACCATCTTCGGTTTTGGACACCGACGTTCTACCAGTTTAACTATACGGGCTGTACGCATACGTACATTTGTTAAGCAGGGTCTTTCCCTCTTGTCAACAGAGCTTGAAACTTACCTACGCACTGTGAGGTACTCTGTGTGGTTGTTCGCATTGCCTAAGCAGTGACATGTATGCCTTCGGTTGCCGTGCGTATCAGCGGTTGGGAAAGGATTCGAACCTTTATGGGTGAAAATTTATACGTCGTTTGACACCCTTACTACGCTTAGCGTCTACCACGAGGATGGACACCACCCTCCTTCCGCCACCCAACCATGTTTGCTACACTCTGGCAGTAGCCTCCCACTTGATATCCTTACCTGCATTATTTGAAGGAGTGCTGTTATCGTGGAACAGATACGCAGGATACCTATGTCTAACCCAACCTTAGTGCCGAGGTTCAAGGGATTAATGACCCCGATAACGCAATTAGTTTATCAGTGACAATAGCTTAGTCTCTACAGGTTTAGATACCTTATACTTCTTCCTCACATCAGTCATAGTATAGCCACTCTTGAGTGACGCTACAACCTTATCCCATGCCTCTTTGTTTGACTCATTTAGCCATGGCTTGTCATCAGACGCATTTGTAGACGCTACAGCAGGCTTTATCTGTTCTCCTGCTGCATCCGTATCCTTATCGGTTACTATGCCTAGAATCGAAGATAATGCGTATCTACGTAGGTAAGTGATTGCGCTACCTAAGACTTGGAATTCATTCATTCCTTTCAGGACTACACCTTCTTGAATTTGTATCTCAGAGCTAATACTCTCACCGGACTCTACATGGAATACTATGGTCTGTATAACAGAACCAACGATGGGCTGTGTGAAGCCTAGACCATGTTTCTTGAGTAGAGGGTTGATGATAGTAAAGATAGTCGGTAGGTCAGCGTAGCTATACCCGTATCCTTGCGTATCCTTGTGGATGACAGGAACTTCTTGCTGAAAGTCTGATAATGCTTTGAATAGATGCTTCATATTATAGATGGTTTAGTTACTTAATTTATACACCACCCCCTTTACTGCCGACCAACACTAAGTTGGGCAATTTTCAGTAGAACTATAGGGTATTCTTCTACTTCAGTGCTCTTTTGAGTATCCGCTTTACTGCAAGGGCAAGTATTGACTTGTGTTCGAAGGTCGGCACTATGTTGTCAGGGGGTCGGACAGCGCATAGATTTTTCGTCATACCTGTATCATTGAGTAGAAAAACACTTCCAGAGGGCTGGCCCATAAAGGCCAAGCCCCCTAGTCCAAATCATACTCAACTTCTCAAAAGAACTCGTAATCTTTCATTAGCTGCATCTAGATACCAACAGCAGGGGTGAAACCGTTCTAAGACCCTAGTCAAAACAAAAAACCCACACAGGTTGCGTCTGTATGGGTTCAATGAAAGAGGGTTCTCTTAAATCAAACCCGAGTGAACAACGCAACTATCCAATCGGATTGACAGGACAAAATTATGAACATAGTTTGACACTACAAAATTTATTTTATCCAATCTTCTGGAATGTCTACATCCCAACCGCCACCATTCATAGGATTGTCATATACTCTTATGTCATCAGAGTAGTAGTGCAGTACCCTGCCACCTTTAACTCTTACAACCCAAACACTATTTGTATTTAATCCGTAGTCTATAATAATCAGAGCCTCTCCAACACCATGTGGTGTATGAACAGGAATAGTAGACTTTAGTTCGTGTATTGTACTCATCTTCTTTTTTCTTTTTCAAGAATGTCTGATACGATTCTCTTAACCTCTTCCTCTAGCTGTTCAAGAGTGCCAGAATTATCTATGATGTAGTCGAAGCAACCATTAGTGATGCCTGCTTCAGAAGAGTGATTGTTAACAGCTCCAACTCCTGCTCTATAGACTTGTATAGTGTAGCCACTATAGGAGCATATCGTATCGTACTCATTCTGAAACCTCATGTCCGTTATCACCCAATCGTCACCTCTCATGTAGTCAGCCATCAGAGCATTTATCCAAGCATTAGGGTGGAGTCCGTCACGAATAGCTTCCGTACCTAGTCTCTGCAACAGCTCACGTACTGACATATCCCAACCATCAAGGTTACTCTCCTTAATCCTTTGATTTTCAAAGTGAATTGTAGGTATGTTTGTTAGTATAGCAGCTATCTCCTTTAGCTTACCTGCGAACTTCTTAACTCTAAATGTTGGCGCATGCTTTACGATTAGCTTGCCTACCTCGTCCTTGCCTGCACCAGCATAACCATTGATTCCGATAATCATATCTCTATAGTTTTATCTATGTGTATTAATCTTAGCTGTTCATCCCTGCTGCATAGCAGTGCTGATAACAGCTCTTCCTCCTGAGCATAGTCTAGGTAGATTGGTTTATTCTTTCCTAGCTTTATCTCTACACCATTACCATCATCAGTTATAGTGCAGAGGATACCTTTCTCATTCCATGTAGGGTCATCAGATGTTGACAATATGGTAGTGTTATTATTCTTAACAGCTGTGTATTGATGAACTAGACTCTCTCCTATCATTATTGGAGCTAGTATGTATATTGTCTTCATGGTTAAAGTATTTAGCTTGTGGTAGTTTACTCTCAACTGATTTTACTATATCTTCTACACGCTTGTATGTATCTTCATCGTGCCATATAGCGTGGTGTAGTCTTGCTATGAACAGCATCCTGTCATAGTGATTTTGATTTGCGAATTGCGAATTGTTATTCATCTTTAAATATTTTATGGTTATCCATATACTTCTCAAACTCATCTATGTTCATGTAGACCATCATGCCTGTTCCATCCTTGAAAGATATGTATGTACATCCTTCAGGCTCTTGTGATGGCCTATAGGATGATATATGGAATGGGTTTACCATCTCATATGTTTCTATCTCCTCTGATACGCCTGTCATGTCCATCATGTCTCTATTGTATACTCGTATTGGTAGTCTTATGAACTTGTTTGTAAACATTATTGATTGTAGTTTTTATTGTAGTATTCAAGATAGCTGTCATATACCTCATCAGTGGTGATAGAATCTCTGAGAGCTTTTATTCCATCAGCATACGCCTTCATGATTTGAATCTGGTCTTTTTCTATTAGCTCCTTAGTTCTCATCAACAGATAGTTTCTCTCAGGAAACGGAATCATTTCCGATAGCTCATCGTGTAAGATTTGTGCAGATGTCTTCATGTGATTGATTTTTAATTGGTTATGAAATTGAGTATCCTGTAACAAAAAATGGTATAAATTTGGAACAAATGTTTTTTTATGAAAGAAAAAGTATCAGGTCTTATTAGACACGCATTAACATTCGTCGGTGGCCTTGCAGTAGCAAAGGGTCTAGTAGATGAATCCATGATGGTAGAAGTTATCGGTGGAGTAATGACTCTAATCGGAGCTATCTGGTCTATCGCTGTAAAGAAGTAAAGTTAGGGGACGGGAACGTCCCCACTTTTTAATTCTTCGTCTAAGTCTTCAAGGAACTTGATTATATGGTTTTCCAATCTGTCTGCGTATTGTTCCGGCATGGAAGATAACAGCCTCACTAGTCCATCAAATCTCAGGATGTCTACATCCATAGAGTTATCAGTTCCTACCTTCATATCCATACTCTTCTTTATCCATCTAAGTCTATCACGATATACACGTATAGTATCCTTAACAGGTTTAGACACATCTTCGTTAAGCATTACCTCTGCATAGGTTAGTGCATTACATACGTTTACGTATATGATGTAGATTGATTCTCTTTGTCCTTCGGTCATAGTTCTCTGAGTTTTGCGTATACGATATCTAGTTTCTTTGTGAAAGGCTCGAATGTATCGTAGAGATTTTGTCCACTTCTTACGTGGTATAGTACACAGGTATGATTCTTGAATCCCATATACTCTGCAATGTATTCATACGTTTGCTCTGTCTGATTGTACAGGTACATGCATAGTGCCTTCTTAGGATAGGTGTACCTTCTCTTCCTTACACGCTTTGTCATAAAATCTTTCTCTACATCAAACACTTCTGCTATTATTGACACTAAGTTGTCTTTGTCCATGACATTAAGTTTTCTACTATTATATTTGAATTCTCTTTAAATAATTCTTCCGTCTCGTATAGGTTAGAAAACTTCTTGATGCTATTGATTACGGTAGTGTGGTCTCTACCTCCTAATACCTCAATACCAACAGCTTTCAGTGTCATACCCATATTCTTGACTAAGAACCAAGATACGAAGTGCCTTACGTTGACAACCTCTTGAGCTCTAGTTCTCTTAGCTATATTTCTTGGGTCTGCATGAAAAACCTTGCAAGCTTCTTCTATTACTACCTGTATTGGGATACCTCTCTTTTGTACGAAGTATTGTTTTGTTACGTCTCTATGCTTAAGGCCGGGAATTACATATGCATTCATGCTCACATTATTTGAAATAATCCAACATCTCTTATGTCGATTACTATGGTTGAATTTAGTTTGTAGATATCAGTCCTAGTTGCTGATGCAATTACTGAACCTTGAAACTTGTACGCTTGTGGTATAGACTTCCAATTCAGTTCAGCAATTAGCTGTATGTTCTTGAACTCATCTGCCTTGTCGTAGTTAGCTTCCACTAGGGAAGATAGTATACCAACAGCAAACTTTAGCTTCTCTATACTTGTCATAGTAATATGGTTGTAGATATTACGTGTCTCTTCATTACCTCAATAGTTCCATCCTCCTTGTCGCACACCAGCGTGCATACAAAGTCACCACCTAAGTCAGCTGTATCTTCAACTACCTGCGACAGCATAGATATGTAGTAGTCTACAGCATCGGTGTAGGATGTGAACTCCTTCTCATGGCTGTCTACTTTGTTGTCTGCATGAGCATTAAGTATACGCTCACCTCTTACTCTATAGTTCATAGTTATGCGTTTTAAATATTAATAAATCTTGTTGTTCAATTAGTTCATCCTGCTTCTCTTGAAGGTAGATGGCTACTGATTCTGGACTAGATGCTGTCTTGCCATTGAGACAATCAATAGCATACTTTACCATAGACTTGTACGCACCTAGCTGGCCACAAGCAACCATGAGCTTTGCGCTACGTTGCTCGTTAATTTCCATTAGTTTGTTAATCATTGTTCAAAGTTAGTTAAATGTTTGTTATCAAACAAATCAATCTTCAATGATTCTGATGTAGCAATTGACAGCATCGAAGTCATCGTTATTGATTAGATTCTCAAATGATGTAGGTGAATATACTTCTCCATACTTTGCCGATATGGTCATGAATTCATAGTTTGGCATGCTTCCAAAGTCTAGGCTAGCATCGTCTTCATCTAGTAGTCTAAGGTTGATAACGTAGAATTTTAAGTTGCTCATTTTCTTTGTTTTATATGTAAGTATATGATGATTGTAAGAAGGGCTGCCCAATATATGGACAGCCACATAGTTATCTTATGCATACTATATGGTTTGTTCCTTATAGTATTCTGCAATATCTACAATCCGGTAGATTAGTTCCTCCTCTGATTCCTTTGCCAGCTTTACCAAGTCCTGCTCAGTCTCGAACTCATCACCGGATAGTTCAAGTATTGCGTCAATAAGATGTTCTCTGATAGATTTTTTCTTTGCCATAGTTTATTTGTTTATGTGTTTGATGCCAAGACTTTCTCTATGCCTTGTGAATTTTTTGATGATGTCTGCATGGTTGTCTTTGAAGAATGTCTCAATACATTCGTAAAGTCCTGTGTTTGGATTGTTATGAGAGCTATTATTAAACTTCTCATATAGCTCCTTAAGGTCTTCAAATAGCGCATCGTAGTAGTAGTCTATACCAACCATTGCGTCGTATAGTTTGCAGAATAGGAAGAAGTCGTAGTTCATATGTTTAGTTTTAGCTGTACTCTATTTGATTTTTTCTTGTATACCTGTATGACACTATAACCTTGCTCAACCTTAGCTTTAGTCAGCCATTTGGATTCTATAAGTTCATCTAGGGCTGTAGTAAGTTCATCTTGTGAGCATGGTATCAGCATAAGTAGTCCTTCTAATGAAGACTGCCTATGGTTTGTGAGTATACGCTTTATCTCGTTTGTTATTTGCTCTTTTTCCATATGATTAAACTACTTTAGTTCCGTTAATTAAGTCCATGTAGTAGTCGTACAGCTCATCGAACATCTTCTGAGCTTCGTCGGTGTACGTAGACTCTTCATCATCTTCTACATAGATTTGCATGTATTCTCCGTAGTTATCATTTAGCTCTTCCTCTGCAAGGATACAAGCTAACTCTACTGCATTGATTGTTACTTCGTGTTGATTATTCATGATATTTGTTTTTTATTGTTCATAATCTGATGCGTCTGCCATAAGTACAATAGACTCTAATACGCTGTTTGTCTCTGCGTCGTATAGGTCATCTCCAACATAGGTGATTACCTCAATATCTGAGTCTGAGTCAGTTCTGTAGTTAATGGTTACCTTCTCTAGGTCGTAGCCATCAATCTTTAACTCGTTAAGTAATTCGAATAACTTTTGTGCTGTTAATGGTTTCATGATTTATTGTTTATTGATATTTTAATTTAAGTACCCTATGCCCATAGAATCCGTATTCATTCTTGCCCCTTCTATATTTTATATAGTTTGATACTATGTTATTTACATCAGCTACTTTTACTACGTCTCCTCTAACTAGGTCACAATCTTCAAGGTCTTCTATATCAAGAACTACAACATCATCACCAACATTAAGTATGTTCCCCTCAACATCATTGCAGTGCTTGTTAGATGTCTCGTCAGACATAACTTCTATATTATGTTTCATCTTCCACTCTCTGACAATATAGTCAGCTTCTTCCATACAATTCTGAAGGTCACCGATTTCTACATCGGGCTGTGATTTGAAATGTTCGTAGATAATTTTCTTCAGTGATTCTAGCTGTCCGTTGTAAAGCTTCATGGTATTTGTTTTTTATTTTAATGAATCTGCATACTGATTAAAAACTTCATCGCTCATAGAATGCACCTTCATACACTCCTCGTAGCTGCTGAAGTAGTAGGTATCATTGCCATGCTCAGTGGAATATCTATTTCTCATGAACACTATCCTATATTCTCCTTGATACATCATGTAGGACAGTTCTAGGCCATCCATTACAATCCAAGATTGCATGTTTCCGAATCTTAATTCAGAAGCAGTATACTTTATTCTCTCGTGTGGGCATTGTTCGTAGTATACCTTGAACAACTCTTCCATTTGTGTTTCAGCGTACATGATATTTATTTTAGTGTTATTAAATGATACCCCATGCGTGCAGGTTGAATAATACAATGGCTGAATAGAATATTATGACAATTAGTGCTCGTTTCATGATATTGGATTATAGGTAAAGAAAAGGGTGAGCGTTTGCCCACCCGATGATGATAGTTAACCGATTGATGCCATACTCAAGACACTAGCGAATGCATCGTTGTCTACATTCATTCCTGCACCAATATACTTAGACTCTATCCTGCCATTCTCACGTGTTGGTGCATGCATAACGTGTGAGGTATAGTGTGTTACGCCACTGAATAAACCCCACAATGTTTCCCCCTTCTGAGCCATCTCTCTAGAGATTGATGTAGTCAGCTCAGTAGCCTTCTCGATAGCTTGCCTGCTGTACGTATCCTCAGCCTTACTGCGTGGTGTGTTGATGTCAACACCCGTAACTTCTTTTACAATCCTAACAATGTTGCTAGAAGTAACAGCTACCTCAGATAGTCTGATGAACTGCTCGAAGATAGTTTGCTCCTGCTTTGTCACACCTTCAATCTCTCTGATGCTACGCTCTACCTTGTCATGGATAGATGCTGTGTGTCTAGCTGTGTTTTGTAGCTTACCCTTAGCAGCGGCAAAGGTATTGGAACAGCAGATGGTAAAGTTAACAGCACCCCACTTGAGTGACGTAGTGCCATCGTGACCATTGATACCCGTCACGTAGCCTTTGACCTTTGTCTTGTTGAGTCCGATACCATTAATCTCGTTACCCGTAGATAGCTGTAAGTATATCTTTCCACCACCATTGAACATGCCACCACTATGGATATCATATCCCGTCTTCTCAGAGATGCGTATCAACATCTCAGCGAGCTCAGAATTTTGGTATGGCGTATACCCATCCTTACATGTAGCGAACACCTGCTTGTTGTCATCTCTGACAATAGCCTTGAATGTAGTAGGAGTACCATCGGGCAGGTATAGTTCCTGCTTAGATACTGACCACCTTAAATCGAATCTATCTAGCAATGTAGCTACTGCTTCAGCGTTAGCGTTATCTGATAGCTGTAGTCCGTCGAATGCACCACCAATGATGCTGTCTGCAAAGTTGTTCATGATGTTATTGATTTATGTGTGAATAAAAGTTAACTGAATTCTGAAATGTACCTTTACCTTCCTTGAGCCAATCACGTGAAGGTATGGTGTTACCATAATAGTCCTGATGTGGCCTCTTGGGTAGCATTATTGCACCAATCTCCAGCAGGTACATAGCTTCCCTGCCTACGCTACCTTCCATCATCCATGCTTGACCATTGTCTACTAGCTGTTGCATCGTGGAATATCCCATTTCACGTTGCATCTTTTTAATCTTGTTATAGTTCATGTGTTACTTGTTTTTCTTGTCATCGAATAAATCCCATATGTCTCCATATCCGAACTTAGGTTCTTTCAATACCTCAGCAGCTAACCAATGGATATCCTCAAACTTAAGGTCTGTTATCCATCTATTACTTTTCAGCTGATTCATTACTCGTAGTGTGGTATTTGGGTAGTCCATTACCTCTCTGAATAGCGCATCCCATACTTGATTGTTAGCTTTTTCTAGTAGACTTTTGTACATGTTATTGAAAATTTATTGGTTTGATTAGTGTTCCTAGTTCAGCAGACATCTCTGCACGTCTGCACATCTCTGCCCATCCTCTCTTGATTTCAAGGTAGGTTAGACCTAGCTGTTGTTGTATCCTTACATATCTATCGTAGGTAGACTCTACCTTAGATTCAATAGGTCTGAACTTAGACCTCACTGGCATTTGTTTACGCTGTCTCATATTGTGTTATATTTTTTCAATAAAAATGTATCCTATCCAACTATCGGTAAGGTTATCTAGCTCTTGGTCATTAACCATATCCATGAATTCTGACATGGGTATCAAGTATACCTTATCATGGAAATTAACTTTTTGAGTGAAATCTAGTAGTGATTCGTATACGTTACCTTCAATATCTTCTAAGTCTTTTCTAGATATATGGTTTGTAGTAGCTGTTATTATAAATTGTTTCATATTGATTTAGTTTTTCTCGTAGAAGTTAGAATCGAATGTATCATGGAATTGTATGCCTAGCATGATTACAATTGCCATACTACCAAAGGTTACGTATGCTAAGTTGTGACTGATAGTCTTGAACTCACCACCATACAACCATACTATGGTAGGCAGTACAGCATAGGCAATAGCGAATAGGATGATGAACAGCAATGATAGGATGAATAGACGTAGTAACTTTTTCATGTGTTTAGTTTTTATGGTTATTAGTTTACTTGTAGGTCAAATCTTTGGCAGGTCTCCATGAACTTGGCTTCCATGCCATTCTGAATGTAGACGTAGCCAATAGCCTCAATCATCTTCTTTGAGGTAGTACGTGTGCTCAATCCCATAGCAGAGCAGAACATTCTCTTAGCTGTTATGTAGTTTCTAGTGGTGTGCATTCCGGTCTTGTAGTGCATAACTGAATCTAACAATAGCATGTGTAGTTGTAGTGCGTTAAAGTTTTGCATGTGTGTGTGTTTTAGTGTGCGACATGGGGAGGTGGTCGACCCTCAATCCTAGCGGGCTATATCCCATGCCGTAAAGAAGTTTGTTTCGCTTTTTAGCCTTCTTACCTATCGGAGGATGAACTTGTCGACTAGTTACCTAGTCCGTCTCTACCCTCGTTCCGATTCCGGTGTGGCGCACGACCTCAAGCTATTTGCTATCGTCGGAAGAACTATGACTGCGAGGCTTCACCCTTGTCCGCAGAAATCTAACCCTCTCGGGCATCATTGCTGATGTTTTAACGTCATTGTAGGACGAATCCGTTTAGCGTGAGCTTAAGACTAGTGGATTACGCTTGAGGCACTGATTAGCATTGAAACCGGTCATTCGGTATGGTAACACCCAATTGCATCGGCTGTGCTGCTGTCCTCGTCTCGTGCATTTCTGAAGTTTGGTGGTCACCACGTGGTTGACATCTTGCGACGTGTACGTGGGATGCATTTCCCTGATTCAGTGTGAGACATCGTTTGAAAGAACTGCGTCATTGGTTGTTCGCCGTTGACATTGTAAAATTGCAAAGAACATTTCACAGTAAGTGTTAAAGCTTAGTTAAACCCAAAAAGTTTTTTTTGCCACCCAGCGCAATATGGAACAGCGTGCGTGTATGCGTGTGTACATGTGCGTGTACATGCGTGCGTGCGTAAGCATACGAAGAAAAAAATAGAAAAATCACAATGAAATGTTAAATCGTATTTGAAAAGGCAAATTTCCTCAAGGTTGGCATATCTCGGAGTGGGTAAGGTGTTTGTATGTTTCAGAGGGAAATGGGCTAGAATCGCCTAAAAATGGCCTTAAAATTGATTGATGAAAAATCGTAATGTGTTCTGTTAAAGTCTTGTTAATAAAGGGTTTACCATTTGGATATGTGCAATAATTGTATTACACGTGGGCAACTAGTATACCATGAAATATCCAGCGCAACAGGTAAGGTTAAAGAAATGTTAAAGGGTAAACTAGTGGGAAAGGGTATCCCTCACTTAACTACTTGACTACCAATAAGTTACACTACTAATCTACTAATTCAATAGACTAGTTATCCACTTAGTGTTAACTTGTTAACTAGTTCACAATCAATCGTTAATGTTTTGTTAAAGTTTTCCCAGTTAGTAGGGTACTCGGTATAGGAATCGGACTTACCCATGCCCCATGCTATGCTTGTTATATGGTATAGTCCCCAAGCCAACTAGATATCTCACTATATTTACCCCTAGCCGGGGACAGGCGTACACAAATCTACTCCCTACATACAATAACAGTTAGAGTCAGATGGGAACTAGAGAAGTACCTCCCTTACGATGCGCACTTTTCTTCAAACTCAATACAGTATTAGCTTTGATTATGGAGAGTATTAGATACTATATCATACTCCTTAATACGTATAAGAAGGAAACTCCATAACTAATTGATAATCAATACTAGAATTATTTATACAACGATAAATTTTCCAGCGTGGTAGAAAATAGGCTATATTTGGCATATGAAGAAATACGAAGAGTACTTAAATAGCCCGTATAAGTTAACGGGTATAGAGGAGAGGTCTTTTATGACTAAGAGCGATGAAACGCTGATACTAGACCCTGAGACTGGTGAGTACTACACCATGAAAAAGGTAGCCAAAGATAAGACTGTTTTACATGATGAGCTAGTATACACTAAGCTGTTTCATGATAACTTTAGCCATTTGATGAGTCTATCTAACCCAGCTCTTAGGATTATGCTATATGCTATGACTAATGTAAGACCTATACAACAAACAGTTATGTTAAATATACCAGACATTGCTATAGCATGTAATCTAGCTAATAGCACAGTCTATAACTGTATATATGAGCTACTAGACAGCAAAATGATATCTAAAAAGCTAGGCTCTAATATAGAATACTGGTTTGACCCTAACGTATTCTTTAACGGTAATCGTTTGCGGATTTACAAATAGGCTAGTCGCAAATAGTGGTATTTTTGCCACATGAAGTACGATATACCGCAGGAGTTTAAGCCATTTGTAGCTTTCGTAAAGAGGATGTGTAAAGTGAATAAGGTGGAGCTTATGCTATCCCCATCTAGGACTGTTGTAATAACAGATTCATTCTCTACAGATTGTTCAGGATACTTTGATGATGTAGACAAGGTACTTGCTGTTGCCTGTGGTAAACCATTTGAACAGTGGATTGAAATACTCATTCACGAGTACTCACACATGGAACAGTGGCTACACGATGAGAGGTGGTCTAGCTGGACAGACTCCTGTGGAGAACTATGGGCATGGCTAGACAAGGAGAAGATTATGAATAATAGTCAACTTAAAGGTGTACTTGATGGTATGATAGAACTAGAGAGAGACTGTGAGGTTAGAGCTTTGAATACAATAGCTAAATGGAATCTACCAGTCAACAAGGCTAGATACAAACGCAAAGCTAATCTCTATCTGTACAGCTATAGACTTATGCCTAAACTTAGAAAGTTCCCTACAGGTATATACGATAATGAACATATAGTGTCTATGTGCCCATCACGTATGCTAAAAAAATACGATAAGGTTCCTGAGAATATAGAGAAAGCCATCCTAGATAGATACTTGTAATTTTACTAAATTTGTAAAAAAAAGATATATGCTACAGCCTAAGCCAAAGAAGAAAACTATGCAGAAAGGTGCTCCTATGATGGATGTACCAAGAATGATTGATACAGAAAAGATGAGAAAAGAAGATGAGGCTGCACAAGGTGGCAAGACTCCACGTTCTGTTATGAATCAGATTGCAAAAGATAGAGCATACGATGTTAAGATGAAGTCTGGCAACGGAGCTAGGATTGCAGCTATATTGAAGCAAGACCCTAAGATGGCAGCAAGAATTAATGTTAAACCATCTGGTGTTACCAAAGAATTGATGATGAAAAATAAGGGTAAGGTAACTGCGTATAGCAATAAAAAGAAATAATTATGCCTAAGGGTTTGTACAAAATAAAATTCGCAAGCGATACAACTAAACCACGTTTGGATACTCTTATGAAATTTAAGAGAGTTATTGGAGATACTTCTGAGCAAATGAACAAAGCAAAGGCTCTAGGATTATCTAACCAAAACGTAAAAAGTAAACTAGCTGAAAAAATAAAAGCTAAAAAAAACTAAATAATGGCAAAGACTAAGAGTAGTAGTGATAAAATAAAGGTAACATTTGGAAAGAGAAAGAAAGGTGCTGCTCAGAAGTCATTTAATAAGCACGATAAGAAAGATAGAAAATATCGTCAACGATGAAAACCGCTACAAAAACTAAACCAGAATTATGGAAACGAATAGTTGCTCGTGTAAAAGCAGGAACGAAAGGTGGAGATGCAGGGGAGTGGTCTGCCAGAAAGGCTCAATTGGCAGTGGCCTCATACAAAAAATCAGGAGGTGGTTATTCGGGTGCAAAGAGTGCAAACAATGCACTTGCGAAATGGACGAGGCAGAAATGGATGACATCCTCTGGGAAGCCTTCGGAGGGGAAGCGTCGGTATTTACCGGAGAGAGCGTGGAAAAGCCTAAGCGAAAGCGAAAAGCAGCAGACAAACCAAGCAAAAGCACAAGGAAACCAGCAGGGAAAACAGTTCGTGGCACAGCCAAAAAAAGTAGCACAAAAAGTAAAAAAGTTTAGGTGATGAAATTAAATATGAAAGAAATAGTTAAAATATTGGCTAAGAAAAAACTTCAGGAAATGAAGGAAGATGAGATGGAAAACGAGATGGAAGGTGAAGAGGAAGATGACGATAAAGAAGAGGAGAATGGTAAAGGTAAAATGCATGAAAAGATGCATGGTAAAATGAAGGGAATGCATGGTAATAAAAAAGCTATGCTATTAATGATGCTTAAAAGCAAAATGAAATGATAGAATATAGGGGTGAAAAATTCTCAGGGTACAACAAGCCGAAAGATGCTAACGATGGCGTACATAAAAAAGTTGTACTTGCTAAAGAAGGCGACAAGGTTAAGCTTGTAAGATTTGGAGCAAAAGGATATTCATCTAACTATTCAGACGAGGCTAGAGCACAGTATAGAAAAAGACACGCAAAGGAAGCTAACTCATCTAAACTGTCTGCTGGATGGTGGGCATACCACTATCTATGGAGCAGAGGCTCTCAAGTATACCGTTCAGGAAAAAGTTCAGGCAAAGGAGAAAGATTTAAGTAACTTTGTTATTACGGCGGTTATAACCGTCAAAAACCAATCATATAAACATGGAGCACTTATACAATACAATAAGGCCTGTAGGTAAACGTGTAATCGTTTCAGTTAAGAAAGGTTCTAAAGATAGCCACATAGTTATAGGCCCAGATGGAAAAGAAATAGAACTGTTTGTAGACACATCATATTCTTGGGATGGTAAAGTATCTAATCCTACACAAGCTACACTATTAACAGATTATAAAAATTTAAAAGCAGGAACAGATGTACTCGTACACCACAACGCAATCAACGCAGACAATCAACTGGACATCTATCCTGACACAACTACCAGACTACACTCAATCGAAGAAGAATTTGTCTATTTTGGTTTCTGTGGTGAAGAAATAATATGTCTAGATGGATTCATGATTGTTGAGAGGATGTATGAAGAGGATACACTAAGTCCGGGTGGCATAATATTAACAGAGAAGAAAAAGCTAGACACAATGATGAGAGTCATTAATAAGCCTGACTCTATAACAGACTTTGAAGTTGGTGACATAGCGGTAGTATATAAATATTCAGACTATGAGATTACCCATAATATAGGCGGTAAGAGAAGCAGTATAATTAGATTAAAGTACTCAGACTGTATAGGAAAAGGATGAAATTAGAAGACAAAATAAAGATGTACGAATCGGATGGTATAGTAGGTTCATACTATGCCCTAAACCGTAAACTCAACGAGATTACAGGACTATTAAACAATAGCGACCTAACAAAGCTAGACCTGTCAGACAGAAACGATGGTTCTTGGGAGAGGGTGCTAAAACTGTTTGGTAGTGTTGGAGAGATTAATGAGGTTATGAAAAAGCTTAGGATGGACAACCAGCTATCCGGAGACGAAGAGAAGGATAAGGCTAGAAGGAAGCCACTCATAGAAGAATTAGTACGATGAAGTATTTTACTAAGAATAGTCCAACAGAAGACTTACTTAATGAGATTAAAAGACTGAGAAACCATGTAGCCCAACTAAAGCTAAGGCAAGAAAGGAGACAGGGTAAAGTAAAGAAAGTAAGAAACGAGTGGAAGGAAAGATACGATAGACTAAGATGGGTATTATTCAGAAAAGACCAACTCATATTTGGCAAGGAACAGCAGATAGAAAAGCTAAGATATAAGAACGCATATAAGGTAAAAAGGTTCAGAAGGGAAGGGTATAGAGATGCTATGAACAAGATAGCTGTTAACAACTACAAAGTTAAACATCTAGCTAATTTTCTATTTCAGACTCAAACGGTTATGAATATTTATAACCTAGATGTTAAAGAATACTCGTTCTTGCTATGGTCTGGCAGATACGATTTTTTCGATAAGAAGGATTTTGAGACAACGCTAAAGAATGTTAATGTTGCATTCTACGCAACAGTGAATAAGCTGATTAAGAGAGGATTAGTAGTTATGATTGCAAAGAAACCCGGTGATGCAAGGAGGATATTCTCGCTTACTGGTACTGGAGTGGATATGTTTAATAAACTATCTAAGTTTACAAATAAATTCTTAAGAGAGTGATACAAGAACATCATATATATGGAATAACTTATAAGACTCCTGAGGTTCCTGCAAAGTCTAGCATAGACTTATATAAATCTTCTAAACAGAGATTTACTAGGATTCAGATACCTGAATCTTTCCACGACCTAGAGTTTGATGAAGATGGTTCTGCTGTATATGCCGATGAACACGTAAATTTTATCAAGAGAGAGTGGGCTAGAATAAATGATGGCTACTGGTTTTATAATGATGGTAACCCTACGTATATAAATGGGCTGCACTACTTCTACCTTAACTATTGGACGCTTGAAGATGGAAACTTTCCTGACTACCGTGATGTAGATAGAAGATATTTTTATTTTCAAGAATACTGCGAAAAGATACCACAATGCTTTGGTGTGATAAGGATTAAGAAGCGTCGTGAGGGTGCTACTTCACAGGCTACTTGTTATATCGTATGGAAGGCTATAACACAGAGAAAGTCATTCTGCGGTATCGTATCCAAGACTGGTAAGGACGCATCTGACGCATTCGTATACATGGTAATGAATGGATATAGGAATCTACCAGTGTTCTTTAAGCCTAGAGCAGAAGATGAAGAGACAAAAACTGAGTTAGTATTTAGAAAGAAGAAAGATAAAAGGAAGACTAAGGGCAGAGAGAAGGGTCAGGTATTTGACGATGATATTGGTCTTGAGTCTAAGATTAGTTTTAAGAATACAGCACTTAACTCTTACGATTCCGGTAGGGTAACTGCTCTACTTATGGACGAGGCTGGTAAGTGGCCAAAGGAAGTACCCGTAAATCAGTACTGGCCTATCGTAAAGAAGACGATGATGAAGGGTGCAATTAAGGTAGGATTCTGTATCATACCATCTACAGCGAACGATGCCAAGAGTGGTGGTGAGCCTTATAAGATGCTATTTGAGGGAAGCTCTCAATTCGATGACCCATATACAGCTACTGGTCTGTATAGATATTTCTGTCCTGCATACGATGGATATGAGGGTTTTATAGATGAGTATGGAATGTCTATAATAGATGCGCCAACAGAAAAGCAAAAGGAGTATATTAAGGAACGCTATGGCATGAATATTACGATGGGTGCTAAAGATTATCTTCTTTCTCAGAGGGCAATAATTAAAGATAAGAAGGCGCTTAGTGAAGAGATAAGGATGAACCCTTTTACTGAAGAGGAAGCATTCATGATTGACCAAAAGAAGTGCTACTTCAACTCTGAGAAAATATACAACCAGATAGACTTTCTAAAAGAAGAAAGGGTAGCGCTTAGAAGGATTAGGTTATTCTGGAAAAATGAGAGGACTGTTGACTGGGCAGATGACCCTGAAGGTCCTTGGATAGCATATAAGATACCAGATAAATCTGAAGCCAATAAGTTTATAGAGGTAGACGGTTCTAGGACTCCGGGCAACTCACACAAGTATGTATCTGGAATTGACCCATTTAAATCATCTGTAATATCTGGAAAGGGCTCTATGGGCGTATGTTACGTATTTGAGAGGCTAGACCCTTCTGACCCAAATAATACCTGTATGCCTATCGCTGAATACGTAGATAGGCCAAGGATGAAATCTATGTTCCACGATGAGATGTTGAAGGGTGCTGTATTCTGGGGATATCGTGCATGTTACGAGAATGACGTTGGTGACGACTTCGTGGATTACTTTTCAAATAAAGGATTTAGGTCTTACCTTATGAGGACTCCAGAATCTGCTATAGATAGGAATAGGCGTAGGACTGTACACAAGTATGGGGTTACATCTGGAGATGCATTTGCTATGGCTAGGCAGCTAGATACGTGTATATCCTATATTGAGAATCATTGCGATAAGGTTGTATACATTGACCTGCTTGAAGAGTTATTGCAGTATGACCACGAAAACAGAACTCCATACGATAGAAGTGTGGCTTTTATGATTAGCTTATTATCTGGGGTAGCTGTTGAGGTAGCCAAGAAGGAAAAGGAGTATTCGGTGATACCGATTAAGACTTTCAGCATCAGGCTGTAGCATATTAAGTTTTTGTACTTTTGCTATAATTATGGAAAATAAAAATATACTAAACTTCCATCTCTCCAACTCGAAGTTGAAGAAGGAAGATAAGGAGGGACTAAAGATATCTAGATTTATTGAAAGAGCATTCAATAGCGGATACTTTAATAGAAGAAATAAGAAGTTCGAAAAGAACAGGATGTTTGCTAGAGGTAGACAGCCTATGTCTGAGTTCTTAGACCTATTAAATGTAGACGGAAAAGAGGCGTTTGTAAACCTAGATATGAAGGCTCCGGCTATCGCTCCTAAGTTTATGCAGGTAATTATAGGTGGATTTATGAAGAGAAATGAAGTTGCAAAAGCAACTGCTGTAGACCCTGTATCAACAAAGAGGAAGAAGTATGATAAAGATGAGGCTGAATTCAGAATGAACTTTGGTGACCAAGTTAGACAAATAGAAGAGCAGACTGGAGTTAAATTAATGGCAGAGGGAAAGTTTACTCCAGAAGATTATGAAGAGTTGGAACTATACTTTGGTATGGAATATCAATTGCCTGAGGAAATACTTTTCGAAAAAGGTATAGACTACGTTAGCCATATGAATGGTTGGGAGGTAATTAAAAGAAAGATTATAGAGGATTTGATTGAGACTGGTGTTGCAGCAACTAAGGTAAGTGTAGCACAGAATGGTAAGATAAATATCAGAAGAGTAGTACCAGAAAATCTTATTTATTCTTTCTCAGAATACGATGATTTTAGAGATGTGTCTTTTGTTGGTGAGGTTGTATCTATGAAGATTATTGACATCAGAAATAACTACCCAAATCTTGACGAAGCTAAAATGTTCGAGATTGCCAAGAAGTCTAAACAGTTTAATCAGACTGTTAAGTGGGATGAAAGATATAGATTCTCTTTAGATAGGCCATATGATGATTGGACTGTTGATGTTATAGACTTTGAGATTAAGAGTATTGATACAATGATTTACCAAGCTAAGATTAATAAGTTTGGAAATCTAATAGTTGAAAGAAAAGAGAAAGAACCTCAAAGACTTGGTGACAATAAAGAAGTAATCAAGAAAGACATGTACGTAATTTATAGAGGCGTATATGTTATGGGTACTGATTTAATGTTGGAGTGGGGAATTCTTAAGAACATGATTAAGCCTAATACGGCTAAGGAAATGTCTGAGGTACACTTCAGTTATTCTCTATATATGTATGAGAATCTTGACCTTATAAACATGGCTCTACCTGAAAGGATGGAGACTTCTATAAGGCAGATGACTTTGGCTCACCTTAAGATTCAACAGCTTATAGCTAAACTCAGACCTTCTGGTTTGATTATAGATATCGACTCATTGTCTGATATCAGTCTTGGTCAAGGTAGAAATATAAGCCCACTAGAAATTCAAAAGATATACGACCAAACTGGTAATATATATTATAGAAGGAGAACAGAGGATGGAGACCAGCAAAATGGACTACCAATTTCTGAAGCTCCTAATAGTTCTAGTGTTGGACAAATTCAAGAGCTTATCTTGGTTTATAACCACTACCTAGACAGATTACGTGATGAGATTGGTGTAAATGAATATAGAGAAGGTGCTTCTGTAAATCCAAAGCTTGGCCTTGGTGTTCAACAGCAGCAGATTGCAGCATCTAACAATGCTACTGATTTTATCTATGATTCATTCTTGTCTATCTATCAGCAAACAGCTCTTAAGATTTCTATGTTGCTGTACGATTCAGTATTGTACGGAGGACAGCAGTACAGAGAGTATTTAAATCCAGAGGATGTAGACGGTAAGGTATTTGATGTTAAAATAAATATCCTTCCAGATGATAAAGAGAGGCAGTTCATTGAAGCTATGATTCAGACAGCACTTTCTGCTGGTGTTATAGATTTTGAGGATGCGTTTAGAGTTAGAAGCATAAAGAATACTAAGCTTGCTGAGATGTATCTATCTAAGGCTAAGAAGAGAAAGTCTAAAGAAGATATGGAGAAGGCTCAAGCTAATTCTCAGATGAATGCACAGGTACAACAACAATCTATTCAGGCAAAGGCACAATCAGATATGCAGCTTGAACAAATGCAGGCTCAAGGTAAGTTAGCTGTTACTCAGACAGAGATGAAGATGAAGCAGGACTTATCTGAACAACAATTTGTACAAGACATCTTGATGAAGTCTTATGAGCTAGGTAAACCACTTAGTCCAGAACTACAAGCTGTTGTTGATGCCTATTTCCAAAAGAAGCAAGCTGAACAAATGCAGATGATGCAGCAACAGGCTATGCAACAGATGGAGCAGGAGCAGATGGCAGAAGAAGGCGATGTTGAAGAAATGCAACAATAATTTATATCTTTGTAAAAATAATCAACCATGTCAGAAACATTCAATCCATTTGATTCGAACTCCTATGTAAAAGAAAACTCAGAACCTATTCAGTCTGAGCCAGTACAAACAGAGGCAGTAGTAGAAGAAAGCACAGTAGCACAGTCAGAGCCTACAAATGTAGAACCTACTGTAGAAGCTACACCAAAAACAGAAGAAGTAGTAGTTAATGAGCCAGTATCCTACGAATGGAAGGATGACTTCTCAAAAACTATCTATGATAAGCTTGTAAATAAAGATATATCGGATTTAGCTGATATGCTTTATGAGCAAAAAGTTCTTTCAAGTCTAGACGATATGAGTGACGAGGATGTCATTAAGCTACAAATGGCTTATGAATATCCAGAGTTAACTCCTGAAGAGATTGAGGAAGAGTTTCAGTCAAAGTTTACTGTAGAGAAAGACTTTGATGAAGACCTCTTGACAGAAGAAGAAATCGTTAGCAAGAGGAAACAATTGGAGAAGCAGACTAAGGCTATTCAGAGAGAGATGAAGAAGATGGTTAGCCAAGCTAAAGAAAATCTCCAAGAACTAAGACAGGACATTGATTTTCCAGATATTCTTAGTCAGATTCAAAGTGCAGAGCCATCGCAAGATGCTATAAACAAGTATCTGACAAGACAACAAGAAGAACAAAGGTTAGCCTATGAAGAGTCCAGAAAGGTGTTCGAATCGAGCATTGATGATGGACTTAGAAACTTTGATGGATTTGCAGTCAATTACAAGGACGAGGATGTCCAATTTGACGGTAAATATAACATCACACAAGAAGATAAGGCTGGCCTTCAAGGCGTGCTGAAAAGTTTCGACCTTGAGACGTTCTATGGTAATCGTTACTTCAAGGATGGAAGATACGATACTAAACAGTTGGCTGAGGACGTCTACTTTTTACAGAATAGGGACAAGATTCTTTCGTCTATGGTGACACAGGCTGTGTCTAAAGCGAAGGCTGACATCCTTAAGAGTATGAAGAATATAGACTATAGTAATCAGCCAAGACCTTCAAGCGCTGCAAACACAAATGACTATGATGAAATGGTAAGTGCAATGTTTAGACTTTAAATTTTAACAAAATAAAATAATTTACTATGCCAGTATTACAACCGGGCGGAGTTTCAACAAACAATGCGGGCGTACAACGCCAGTTTGTCTCTGACCTATCAATCTTAAAGCCTCAATACTACAATCAATTCGTTGATAAGTATGGTGCTCAAAACTATGCTCAATTGATTGAAGCATTGGGTATGAAGGCTACGGTTCCTTCAAGAAAATTCGGTCACTTCGAATCTCGTGGTAAGCTTCATGATAACGTGAAGGTTGCTTCTTTCACAGGTGGTGCTTCAGCTGGAGCTACTGCTACTGTAACAATTGATGCTTCTTCAATTGTAAGTTCAAAAAGTCCAATCCGTGTAGGTGAGGTTCTTGAGAATGCAAAGAATGGTAAGCAGTACAAGGTTACTAGCATATCTACTTATCCGAACATTTTTGTAATGTCTCCATTTGATAGCACAGAGCTTATCAATGCTACATTGCTTGCAAACGACTTCTTGGTATTTAGAGGTATTGCAGAAGCTGGTGAAGCATCTACTAAGTTTGACACTATCGCAGAACTTACCGAAGAGAAGTTGTTTTACACAACTGAGATTCGTGAAGATTTCACTATCAGTGATAGAGCTAAAATTGAAGAATTGTGGTTCGAAGTAAACGGTTCACCTTACTACACCTACAAAGGTTTGGATGAGTCTGTTCGTCGTTTCATGAACAACAAAGAATTCAAATTGATGTTCGGTAAGCCACAAGGTGCTACAGGTTCTACAGGTCTTATTCCACAAGTTGAAGCTGGTGGTCAGGTGTATAGCGCATGGGACCAAGCGTCAAACTTTGGTATTACTCACTTCCACGCTCTTGCTCGTCTTGCTGACTTCAATGGTGGTGCTCAAGAATACCATTTCTTGATGGATTCTTACATGCGTTCTTATGTTGATGATGGATTGTTTGCTACTTACACAGGTGGTGCTATTCAGTGGGCATCTGTTGGTGGCGCATCTGAAGTAGCTATTAAGTATGGTTTTGATTCTATCAAAATTGATGGTATCACTTTCCACCTTAAGAAGTACCTTCCATTCAACGCAGAAGCTGTTTATGGAGTTGCTCCAGCATCTGAGTACTATAAGAATAGTGGTCTTTTGATTCCTATGAAAGATGGTCGTGATGCACAGAGTGGTGACAAAATCCCTTCTCTACGTGTTGTTTACAACGAAGTTGAGCCGGGTAAAGAAATCAAGGTTTGGGAAACTGGTGCTCTTGCTAAGGTTCCAACCAGCGATAAAATGGAATTGAATGTCCATCACATGTCTTACTGTGGTATCCAAGTATTTGGTGCAAACCAATACATCACTGTAAGATAATTATTGGATTACAATATCTAATAACAGTAATTAGCCCTGAACATTTTGTTCGGGGCTTTTTACTATCTTTGCGTTAACCAAAAAATAAAACCATGGCAAAGCAAAACAAGAAGACTTTAGACGAAAATGGCAACATAGTAGATGTTGTATCTAATGTAGAAGTTTCAGAGTTTCCTAGTGTAGTAATCGAAGCTCCAAAGAAGAGAGAGCCTACAGAGTACATATTCCAATTAGTAAATAAAGTATACTACGCAAGTCCCGGTAAAAATCCATATCCAGAAAACTACTTTTTAAGAAATACGGATATCATCTTTGATGAAGAAACCAAGACAGAAAGAAATATAAGATACCTAGAGGGTGTAAATACTATTTTTGTTGATGAGCAAGAGCATCTTTCTGATGCTAAAAAGAACTCTATGCCTCAGATTAGATTTGTAAATGGTATCCTTAGGGTTCCTGCTAATAAGACATCCTTAGTTAAATTTCTTACATGCAGTAATATGTATAATAAGAAGAAGAACAGAATGGAGCATGTTTTGCCAGTATATACTATCGTAAATTTCGAGGAGCAGGAAGAGCAAGCAATCAACAAGGCAGAAGTTAGAATGTCTGCAATGAAATTGGCTATGGATGCTCCTGTTGAGATAATGTATCCACATGCTGAGTTTTTAGGAGTTAGGCAGAAAAACCAGTTTGGTGAGAATAGAGGTGAAAAGGCAATTAGGGTAGATTATTTGAGTTATGCTGAGGGTTATCCTGATACTTTTATAAATACTTATAATAACCCACTTGTTAAAGTTCAATATGTAATTAAGAAAGCAATTGCCTTAAATTTGATTGATTTAAGTACAAGTAAGGGACAGGCTATTTGGGGAGATACTAAGAAGTTTATTGCCCAAATACCAGACAATGAAGATGCGGTCAAACATTTGGCTGAGTTGTGTTTAACAGAGAAAGGTAAAGAATTTTATATGCAGCTAAAAAGTATGGCTGACTAACATAGCTTCGTGTTTCATATGGTTTGATTGGTTATTCCCTTTGCCATTCTTGGCAGAGGGATTTTTGTTTATATTTGCAATATGACTATAGATAAGGTATATAAGATTGTCTCATACCTAGTAGACAAGTATCAGGGGACATACCTGTCTCCGGACGACTTCAACATGGTTATCAATATGGCTCAAAACCAATATCTGTCTTTTTTAACAGATGATACAGGAGGACCTAATAGGAATCCAAAGAATCCAGTAGGAATGTCTACATCAGCCATTATAGCTGATACACTATCTGGTTTTTTAATAGAATCTACTCTCACTATAACATCACAAACAGCTTCTAAGCCAGCTAATCTGTATAAAACGGTTGCTATAAGAACTGTTGATGATGATTATGCTGTTAGATATGTTTCTGAAGATAAGGTGTCTTCTTTTGTTGGAAATGCTATTGATGCTCCATCAAGTACAGAGCCAATATACTATGAGATTGGTGCTAACTATAAGTTTTATCCAAGTACGCTAACTACAGCAAAATTAAGCTACATTAGAAACCCATCTGAGCTTAAGTGGGCTTATACTGGAGCATTAGTATATGATGCTGCAAATAGCCTTCCTGCTGCTAACGCAGATATTGAGTGGGCTGAATCAGACTTATATGAGATTATATATAGAGCTATTGGTATTATTGGAATTAACTTGAAAGATGGTGACCTCGTAAGAGCTTCACAATTCATAAAAAATGAAGGATTATGACAAGGAAGGTACTTATAGAGCAGATAAGAAGAATGTACTATGGAGGAATTCCTAGTGATGATGCTAACCTAACTGAAAACGAGGTTAATCAGTATATCAATCAGGCTATAGCCTACTTTGCTAAAGTAAACTATACAGACTCTATAAAGATTGATGATATTGAAACTGTTGGTGATGCCTTCTATTCTACATTCAAAAACTTGGCTATTACCAAAGATAACGATACTGGATTTTATTCGACAACGTTGCCGCACCCACCACTAGGTCTTTCGAGAGGATATGGTATAGCATCAGTTACGTTTCCCGTAAGTACGGGTCTTGCTAAGGCTCCTGTCCCTGTATCCCCTCGTGAGGTTGAATATTTGCAACATGTAAAACTCCCTCCAAGTAAGATATTTTATTGGGCTGAGGGGAATAAATTATGGTTTAAAAGCTATATAAATCTTGTAGGTAAATTGGCTATAGTGAGAATGGTTACAGCAGAAAACACAGATAAATCAGCGGAATTAAATGTTCCACCGGAATATATTTCTGATATGATTAACTGGATAATGAATCAATTAAGAATTAGAAAACAAATGCCTGAAGACACGACGTTGGATGGCTTAGATACTAAATAAATAACATGGCAAAGGATACAGCTCAATGGCAGTCTTTAGCGGAGGTTGTATATCAATATATAGACCAAGCCAAACTTACTACTGCAGAGTTTAGGAGATTGTGGACTATTGGAGTTAGGGGTGTAGAAGAGCTTGGTATGGATGTACATGCAACCCCTAAAACAGTAAAACTATTAGTTAACGCAAATAAAACAGCAAACTTACCATCTGACTATGTGGGTTTTTCAAAAGTTGGCGTACTTAATCCGGATGGTGAGGTATCTACTCTTAGACGTAACACTAATCTTACTGCATATAAGATTGACCAGAATGACAGGTTATCTAATAACACTGACAATACGGAAACTAATTCTTATAGGTTACAAGATTTGGCGTTTGTTAATTACTTTGATGGTGCTAGATATGTGAACATATTTGGTGCTGGAGCATTACTTAACGCAGCAGGAGAATTTGATATATCTGAAGATGAAGGTATTCTTTATCTAGATAATAACTTTCCATATACATATGTAATCATGGAATACTTGTCATCTCCAGCAGATGATGTTGATTATAAGATACCAGTTCAAGTTAGAGATGCAGTTCTTGCGTACATAGCTTGGAAAGATATAGAAATGTTGCCTTCTGGACGTAGAGTGAATATGGGAGAGAAGCAATTAAGAAGAAAAGAATTTTACAACCAGAAAAGGTTGGCAAGACTTAGAGTAAACCCTGTAACTCCTTGGGATGCCAATGAAGTTATCAGGATGGGTCAAAAACTCGTAGCAAAAGCATAAAATGAAGATTGAAAGAAAACTGTTTTCAGGCGTTATGAATTTGGATGACCCGAATGAGGCCATGGCATCTACTCACCACAAAGAAGCCTTTAATATTCTATTTAAGGGTAATCCGGGAGAGATGAGAGCAGAGAGCATTCCGGGAAATCAAGCTATTACAAATGCCGGTCTTCAAGCTGGAACAAACGTATGTATTGGTTCTCATTATGACGAACTAAAGCAACGCTTATTCTACTTTGTATATAATTCAAATGGTTATGATGCAATATTTGTTTACAGCACAATAACTAGAACTGTAAGCACCTTGTTGATGTCTAAGGTAGATTCTTTGTCTACAGAACCTTTATTTAATTTTAGCCCAGATAATCCTATAGCATCTGTTAACATACTATATAGGACAGAAGACGATGGTGACATCTTGCATTGGACAGATAGACTAAATCCTCCAATGAAATTAAATATCAAAGAGGCTTTAGCTGTAAATAAAACATATAATGGTAACTGGAAAAAGAAATATTTGACTGTTGCTAGGCCAATGCCATTAATATCTCCAGTATGTAAATATGAGGATGATGCTACAACTAATGTAAATAACTTAAAAAGTAAACTATATCAATTTAGGTATAGATGGGTATATAAAGACTTTACTAAGTCTACATGGGGTCCTTGGAGCAGATTATTTGCTCCTGTAAATGTTGATACACTTGCAAATGAAATAGATAACCTAAAGAATAATAGAATATCTATTACTTATAATAGCGGAGATTCTGATGTAGAGAAGATAGAGATTGCAGCAAGACAGAGTATAGATACTGTATTTTCTGACCCATTTCTTGTAAAAACAATTGACAAGACAGGTCTTTCAGACAATTCTGATTATGAATATAAATTCTATAATACAGAAGCGTATCCTGCATTAAGTCTTACGGAATCTAATCAACTGTTTGACTATGTTCCGCTAAAAGCTAATGCACAAGAGTTGCTTAATGGTAATACCATAATATATGGCGGTATAACAGAAGGAAGGACTGCTAATATTACTCCATCTGTTACTAAGACTGTAAGTCTAGTACAAAATACAGATACTTCAGCAGACTTGACAATGTCATCTTTTAATAGATACACATTTACATATACACCTGTATATAATGTCACTGGAGGAAATCACTACATAATATTTGATGGCGTACCAAATGTTGGAGATTCATACAACTTCTCACTATCTTTTAGAAGAGATATAGGAGCTGGAGTTCAATCTGTAACTGTTACGATAAGCATACCTACTCTTACTGCTGGTCAAAATACGCAGGCTGCATTAGAAACAATATTAGTGTCTCAGTTATCCTCAAATGCCACTTTGCAAAACTATGGTTTAGCTGCAGGAGTTGCTGCTCTTCAGTTAATAGAACCGGGTGAATTCAATGGCAAGAGAGGTGTTAAGATTCCGGGAAATAGTGTAAACAAATCATGGATATTAGACTCATATAATTTTGTATATAACTATGCAGGTGGCGGAGGACTACCTGTAGACCCAACAGGTGTTAATACAGCTTGTTATAAACATAAATCTAGATATTCTTTCGGTATCTGTTACTTTGACGAATATGGCGTAACAAATGGTGTAGTAACATCAGATAATATGAGTGTTATAACTCCAGAAATAGACTCTACCGCACTTGCTTCAACTGAGTTAAAGATACCACTAATACAATTTGACATTAGTCATCAAGCTCCATCTTGGGCAAGATATTTCTCATTTGTAAGGACTACGAATCTAACCGTATCTGATTTTAAGACTATAATAAGTACTGATACGTATAAAGACGCATCCAATACGTATGCATATTTAGATATAACTGATTATCAACTTAATAAGTCTGGATATCCAGCTTACTCTTTTAGCAAGGGTGACAGAGTTAGGATAGTTGGACTAAAGAGTGGTGTAGATAATGTTTATGATTATCCTGTATTTGGTGTTGTTGCAAGTAGTGATATTACAACAGCTGCACCTCCTGTAAGGGATAGAATATGGTTAAAAGTTCCTTACGATTCAGGTGTAATGTTAAACTTTGGAACAGCTGGCTACAAGGAGTATTATTTAGAGGTATATACGCCTACAGTAAATACAAGCGATGATGTAAGGGTGTTTTATGAATTTGGAGAAACATATCCTGTCATCATAGATGGAGTTAACAGGTATCACACTGGCATGGCTGGAGAGAATAGTCAAACGAGTGTACAGCCAGCAACATTCAAGTTTGTTAGAGGTGATGTATACTCAAGACTTAGAAATGAATTATGGATTCTAGATAAATCAATGTCTGATAAGTACAATTCTAATTTTGATGGAAACGGAAGGGCATTCGTCGTGGATGAGTATGCAAAAGAAACTTACTTTCCAACACTAGTTAGATATTCACTTGATTATCAAGCAGGTACAAACATAAATTTAACTAACACATTCTATGCTTCTAACTTTGATGAGTATGATAGAGAAAAGGGTGATATACAAAGATTAAAGATTAGGGGTAGACAGCTTAGAGTATTTCAGAATAGAGCTTGTGGAGTAGTACCTGTATTACAGAACGTAGTTCAGACTGTAGATGGTAGCGGTGTTTTATCACAGAGTGCTGAGATTATTAATAAGATTCAGTACTATTTAGGAGACTATGGAATAGGAACTCAATTCTGTTCTCTATCTTCATCTGCTCAGGCAGACTACTTTACAGACCCTGTAAGAGGTTGTCAAGTAAGATTAAGTGCTGACGGTCTTACTCCAATAACAGAGTTGTATAAGGCTCACTTCTACTTGACTCCTCTAATAGTTAAATACAATAAAGTAAGGAATAATATTACTGGTCAAGGTAAGGCTAAGATACTTGGTATATATGACCAATTTAATGAGGAGTTTGTTACCTGTATGCAGGAGAGTGCTGCTGGTGACGACAAGAGCAATCCATATACATTTGGTTTTAATGAGTTTAGGAATGCATATACTTCATTCTATGACTATAGCCCAGAATGGATGACTACAGCGGAGAACTTGGTCATATCATGGAAGAACGGTATTCTCTACACTCATGATAATACCACAAACTATTGCAACTTCTATGGAGTTCAATATAAGCCATCTTTGACACTGCTTTTGAACCAGTTTCCTCAGATTAAAAAGAGGTATAACACATTGACTTTGTTAGCTAATAAGGTATGGGCTCCTACAACAGCTGGAGACATTACTACTAACCTGTCTCAGACTTCTAGCCTACAAGCATCTGACTTTATATTTAAGGATGACAAGATACATGTAGCCTTTAAGAGGGATGCTTCTAGCACAGGTGGTCTGTACAATGGTAACGTATTGAAGGGTAACTGGTTAAGAATTAAATTATCACCAGTTAATGGCAATGAATTCGTAAATTTGTATTATATAGAATCATCAATTTTAGAACCTTTTTATAATAGATAACTATGGCACTACCAGCAATAATGGCCGGACTTAGTATGGCAGCATCAGCTGCTCCACTTTTTTTTGGCGAAAACAATATCTTCAGCGGTAAGGCTAGAAGAGCAAGTAAAGAATTAGAGAGAAACTTCCAGAGGTCTCAACAAATGGGATTACCTTCTGAGATTACTCAGTCTTTGCAAAACAGATTAGCTCAAGCTAATATGGGATTACCATCTGCGGCTGTAGGATTGTACCAACAGCAAGCAGCTAGAAATCAAGCATCACAGCTTGGAGCATTAAGAAGTAGAAGGTCTGCTCTTGCTGGTATTGGAGATGTTGCTCAAGCTGGACAAGATGCCGCTCTTAGACTTGCTGGTATGCAGGGACAAGCTATGCAAGCTAACCAAGAAAGAGCTAATCAGGCCCTTATGCAGGTTGGTGGAATGAAATATCAAGAGGAGCTAAGGAAGCAACAAGAAGCTGCTGACTATTGGGGAACTAGAAGAGCAGAAGCAAATGCAGCTGTTAGTAGTGCGTTAACAGGTCTTGGAAGTTCAATGGGTTCTGCATTGATGTCTGGTGCTTTTGGAGGTAGTTTAGGTAAAAAAGGAAATACATTTACTCCTAAACAAATAAAAGCTGGAAGTCAAGTGGCATCTGGATTAATGCAATCACCGTTATTTTTTTAAATAAATATAAATGGCAACTTATAGACCATCATTTGTAGATGTATCAGGGCTTTCAAGAGGTATCAGTCGTGGACTTGAGATAGCTGCTCAAAGAAAGCAGCAGCAAGACCTTATTGCTGAACAGACGACTAATGACTTCTTGAAATCATATCAGCCGGGTAAATTAAGGCAGATGGATATTCCTGACTTTACAAAAGCATATAACCAATACAAGCAAACAGCTCTAATGTATTCACGAATGAATAGAGGTGGTGCTCCATCTGAACAACTAGCTGCTTCTAAGGCACAGCTAGATAATGCACTTAGTGGATTAAACGATATATACTCTAGGTCAACACAAGCTGCTAGCTTACAGAAAGAATACGCAGACTATATAAAGACAGCTAGATTAAAAGGATATGATGTACCTACTGAAATCAGTGAAATAGTTACATCATTAAATACTAGCCCAATAGCTGGTGTAGATACTTCTAAAATACCTTCAGCATACTCATTCCCTCTAGTTCCAGCTGAAATAGATTTTGATGGTATAAGCAAAACTCTTGACCTATCAGATGCTAGAGTTAAGGATATAGAGACAGTTAGAGAGAAAGTTCCTGTAAGAAGAGATGTAAATGGTAATGTTTTATATGGTGAGCAAGTAACAAAGATGGTTGGTAGAGACCCTCAAACAACTGTTGATATGTTGTCTAGACTTGGAAGGTCTAATGCAAGGCTTTCTAACTCTGCTAAAGAGGATTATAGCATACTTGCTGAAGGTATACAGAACAATGCTCCTGAGTCTATTAGAAGATTTAATGAAATTAGGCAGTACTTCCCTAATGTGACAAGCATGAAGGATGTTACTCCAGAGATGGTATTTGGGCTTACTTTTTACAGAAAGAAGCCACAAGCTACTACCATTGATAGAGGAGCGGCAGATGATGAATACCAAAGAAGAAAGGATATTATAAGCATTCAAAGACAGGGAGAGAAGGCCGCTGGAACAAAAGCTGGAGAGGTATCAGAATCTCACCCATCTGTTATCATTAGGTCTGTTATGGAAGAGATTCCTGCTGTTACTGGAGAAAGAGGTAAGGAGCGTACATTCGCTGGTGTAGACGTTACTAGGCAATTTGCTGGATTTGACATGAAGGGTGGAGAAAATAAGATGTATCCTATAAAAAATGTAAAGTATATAGCAGGTGGAGAAGGAACTGATATACAACCATATTTTGATGTTACCCTACAAGATGAGTCAAACTTCAAATTGCAGCCAAATGCATTTAATACTAGGATTGTAGCGGCTATGCCTGACATAACATTTAAGTCTGGTGCTGTATCAATACCAAAGGTTAGTAATGTAAAGCCAAAGGCAAAAACACCAGCTAAAACAACTACTCCTTCTAAAGGAAAAGGTGTTGGTTCTTTAGGATTAGAGTTCTGAGTAGGCAAATAATCGTTAAATTTGCTTTACAAATAATCTAATAATGCCAGATAAGGTATCACCATCGAAATTTGCTGCATCTGTAAAAGCGAAATATCCTGAATATCAGTCATACGATGATATCGAATTGACTAATGCAATAATCAAGAAATTCCCAGAATATAAAGAATACGTAGATTTTGGTGGTCCTGTGCCTGCTGCTAAACCTAGACCAACAGGAGGACTACCTAGTTTTCAACAACAGGTAGAGTACATGACTCCTCTTGTTTCAGAGGAACAGCCAAGGCCTTCTAAATATCAGGAGGCTGTTAATAAAGACAAGAGCGAGATTGGTAAGACAGCATCTACTTTTTACAATACCATACTAGGTTCATTTGAAACATTAACAAAACTTGCTACAGAATTACCAGCTGCATTTCCTGTAACACCATACCAATTTTCTCCTGTAGATATTGGTGGTGCAGCAGAATCTGCTAGGAAATTTCAACAGCTACCATTAGAGGAAAGACTAAAGCCAGTAAAAGAATCAAGAAAAGGTATTGAACGTGCTTTTGATGTAGTACGTTCTGGGTATACTACTAGAGAAGAAGAAGCTGCACTAAAAGGACAATTTGATGTAACAGATGGTATAGGTTTTAAGGATTTTCAAGCATTATTAGCTATGTCAGGTGGTATAGCTACAGACATGGCACTAGGTGCTGCTACTGGAGGAGCTACATTTGTTGGCCAAGGAATGCAGTATGCTTTTGAAGATTATGATAATGCAGTTCAAAAGTCTGGATATGCTATGGACCCTAAAGCAAGAAACCTATATGGTATTGCTGGTGGTGTAATTAATGGTGTATTAGAAAAATTTGCGGTAGATAAGATAGTTGGAGATGTACCTGTATTTAGAGATTTGCAGAGAAAAGTAATTGCAAATGTTTTAAAGAATACAGCTAATGTCACAGGCAAAAGAGCTATAGATGCTATAGAAGAAGCTGCTGTAGCAGAAGTTAGAAAACTATCTAGTAATCTTAAAAGAGCTGGATATAGAGCATTAGTGGAAGGTGGGACAGAAGCTGCTCAAGCTGCTCTAGAAGATGGAATGAAGTTTGCATCAAATGCTGTACAAGGCAATGAGGTATTTAATGAAGAAGAAATTGCTAAAGGTTTTATATCTAATGTAGTAAACTCTGCAGTAGCTGGAGGTGTATTTGGCCCTATGCTAGGAGCAGGAGCAGATATAACTTTTGGCAAGAATGTAAACACTGAGATACTTACAGATATTGCTAACGCAAAAACTACTGAAGATTTAGATGGTATAAGACAAGAGCTTACAAAGACATTTGATGAGAATAACTTCTCTCAAGAAGAGCGTGATATTATCATGAATAATGCCAATAGGTATGCACAGATAAAGCAGACTATTCCAGAAGGAACTCCTGCATTATCACAATCTGTTGCAATACCTAAGATTGAGCAGAGAATGAAGCTTGATGAAGAGATTAATAAAAAGACAGAATATATAAATACTGTTGATGAAGCTGTTAGGGGTTCTGAAGAACAAGAGCTTTCTTTCCTTCAAGATAAGAGAGCATCTTTGAATGATGAAATTAGAGAAGTAATATCTAATGATGTATTTAATTATACAGAAGAAAATGGTAAGTATTACAAATCATTAGAAGGTGGAGCAAAAGAAGAAATATCAAAAAATAGATACGATTTAGAACAAATTAAAAGAGGAAACTATGCCACTACAGAAAGCAAAGAGCAAGTCCAAGAAGGACGTCCAGAAGGCGATATCAGCCAACGTCAGGGAGCTCAAGAAATCCAAGACCAAGAGGCCTTTAAATCAGATATTGGCTATCGCTATATCGTCGGCGAAGAAGGGGATGACATCCCGATAACAGCACTTCTAAACAAGAAGGTTAGAGTTAAGGGACAGCCTGCTATTCTATATCAACAAGGACAAACTATTGAAGCTAGGATTATAGGTACAAATCGTATCATAGAAATAGGTAATGTAAATAAGTTAATGAATGAGTTACCTGATGCATACGATATTGAACTAGATGAGGTGCTTGTAACAGAGACTCCACAGGGATATAGAATTGAAGGTCAGCCACTAAAGAATACTAATGAGAATCCACTAGACGCAATTAGTCTAGACCAGAATGGTAATGTGATGAATGTTGTTCTTACAACACCTGCTGGTAAGAGAAGGAAGTTTAGAGGCCAAGTAGCTCAGGACTTAGCATACCAAATACAACTAAAAGAAATACTAAAAGATGAAGAACAATTTGAAGAGTTCCTTACAAGGGAGCACCAAGCAGAACTCGATGCAGCAGCCAAAATCGCAGCCCAGCAAGAACCTGAGCAAGTTCAAGAGCCTGTCCAAGAACAGGCAGTTGGAGTTGATGAAACAATTTCTCCAAGGCAAGTCGAACCAACCTATGGCAGGGTCACAGACAGAGATGCAACAACAAGCGTAAGGCTTCCTAATCCAAATAGGATTCAAAGAAAGGTATTGAATGATGCTAGAAAAGTTGCAACTGCATTAGAGATATTTATACCTAGAACTACTGGACAAGCAGTACAGATAAGTTTGCATGATGCTAACTCATTTGAGGAGGCTGTAGTTGCAGCAGGTGGAACACAACAAGACGCTACGTCCAGAGGGTTCTACATGGCAACAGATGGTAGCATACATCTTAACATGGATAACTTAGAAACAGATACTGTTCTTCACGAAGGATTTCATCCAGTACTTGACTTTGTAGAGGCTACAAACCCTGCAAAGATTAATGAGTTCTATAATAAGTTAGCTTCAATACCGGGTGCTGAGCCAATTATAGCTAAGGCAAAAGAACTATATGGAGAAGGGGATGCACACAAGAAGGAAGCTATAACAGACTTTGTTGCTGCTGTAGCTGATGGTAGAGTAGTTGTAAATCCATCTAACTTCCAAAAGATTAAGGCATTTGTTTTAAATCTTGTTAAGAGTCTTGGAATAGGTAGTGGTCAGAAAATACTTACCGTAAAAGATGAGACTGGATTAGTAGAATTATCTAAATATATAACAGAACAGTTTACGTCTGAGTTTGGACTTATAACTACAGTAGATGTAGCTAATATTATTTCTGAAAAAGAAGCAAATAGAGAGATTGCTGAGGTAGAAAAAGATTTAATAGGTGAAAAGCAATACGATTCTTCTGAAGGTCAAGACGTTGATAAAACCATTCCTGAAAAAGGTAGTGGTAGGGGTCCTCAGTTTAGCAGGTCTACACTAGAGAACGCTAAGAATAATTTAAAGAAGGTATCTGATTTAGCTGGTACTAAGATTGCTAGAGTTGTGTTTTATGACATGACTAGAGTTGGTAAGCTAGATATTAAAAATATAAAGACAGGTTATACTCCTAATATTGAAGGTAAGGGTGGGCCTTTATACTCATACATGGATAACTCTGTACAGAACAAATCTGTTTTAGCATTTGTGAGTATAAACCAAGCTATACAGTCTTTACAGAGACAACAGATGTTCCCAGAAGCTGTACATGCTATTGCATCACAGAATCCAATGACTGCACACTTGGGTAATAAATCTACACTTCAAGCTTTGTTTGGTGAAGGTATAGGTATATTCCAGAATGCAGCTAAGACTAAAGCACAAGAAAAAGAGATTGTAAACATATTAGTATCTGAGATAGATAGGATGTCTAAGATGCCTCCTAACATAGAGGCTAGCAAATCTGTAAATAAGATATTGCAGAAAGTAAATCTATCTTCTATTAAAACTATAAATGACTTTAGAGACAATATACTTCTTGGAGAAGGTGACTCATTTGGTAAGAGAGGTTCTATCTTGACTGAATTGCTACAGAATAAACAATCAAAGGTAACAGCAGCTACAAGAAACTCACATAAGATACTTCACTATAAGTATGGTATACCAACAATAGAAGATATTGCAAAAGGAAACAATCAGAGTGAATTGTCAAATATAGAGCTTGGTGATGTTGTAAAATTAGTAAGACCAAGTGTAGAGCCTGTGATATACACTACAGACCCTGCAATGTTTGAAAGATATAGCAATAACCCTACTCCAGAGATGAAGAAGGGTGGCATTAGAATAGAATTGCTTCCTGAAGAATCAGCACATGAATCATATCCATTTGTTCTAGTTGGCGAAAACGTAGCATTACTAGAAGAGTATATAGGTGCACAACAGCTATATCAAAACTTTAAGGATATAAAGAAGAGTGCTACATTCTTTAAGGTAGGTAGAATGAAGAAAGAGTCTGAAGCTGGTAGAGTTCCTGTATCTGTAATAACAGAGCAGAAAGGTCCACAGTTTCAGAGACAATATGCTGATGTAGTTAATGGATTCTATTCACCTATAGTTAAGAAGGTTAATGAATTCAAACAACCTAATGCATCTGCAACTAAGTGGAAAGAAATAGTTGGATTCAAGACAGATGAAGCTGTATACTCAGGGTTGGCAGACTGGTTAAATTCAAAGAAGCCTAACGAACAGGTTTCTAAACAAGATGTCTTGAAGTTTATGAAAGACAATAGACTTCAGATTATTGAGAAGACAAGAGGTGGAGACTATAAAGTCTTCGATATGAGAACAGATAGAGAAGTAGATTCATTTGAAACACTAGATGAGGCTCAAGATTTTGTAGCATCTGCTAGAGAGGATGGAGATAGATATGGAATAGAAGAACCTATAGGTGGATTTATAAGTAGTATATATGAAGGCTATCAATTGCCGGGTGGTAAGGACTATAAAGAAAGACTCGTAATGCTTCCGGGTAAAGATATTTTTAAGGGAAATCATTTCAAAAATGATAGCAATATACTTGTACATCTTAGGATGAACACCCGCACCGATGCCGATGGCAAGAAAGTATTATTCTTAGAAGAGGTTCAGTCAGATTGGGGGCAACAGGGTAAGAGAGAAGAGTTTAAAGAAATTCCTAAAGCTCCATTTGTAACTGATACTAATGCTTGGGTAAAGCTTGGAATGAAGATTGCACTTAAAGAAGCTGTTAAGGAAGGTGCAGATAGAATTGCTTGGACTACAGGACAACAGCAAAATGAAAGATATGACCTTAGAAAACAGGTAGATGAGATACAGTACAATGACAATGGAGACGGAACTTACAGCTATTCAGCAGTTAAAAATAATTCTGAAATAGGTTCTAAACAAAATGTAAGTATAAAGGTTGTAGAAGAGGACCTTGGAAAAGATATCGCAGATAAGATACTTTCTTCAGAAGGAAGTAAAATACCTTTTTCTGATGCTGCTGGAGCAAAGTCTTTAAAAGGTGAAGATTTAAAGTTTGGCGGTAAAGGAATGAATGCATTCTATGGCGATGCACAGAATGTAGGTATTGTTGGTAAGGTAGCTAAAGCTGTTGTCAAAGAACTTACTGGTAAGGAAGGCGTCATTATAGAAAGTAAAATATCTTCTCCGGTTAATCAAGATGTTATAGATAGATATAATAGGGCTAGACAATACGGGAATGTTCCAGAGGCTTTAGCTAAAGAATATGAGCAAGCTACTGGTTTACAAGGAACACAGCCAGCTATAGAATTAACTCCTGAGCTCAAACAATCTGTTAAGGCAGGCATGCCACAGTTCCAGAAAGCTCCAACAAAAGCCATATCTAAGAAGCCTATAGTAGGAGTTGTACAGAAAACATTTATAGACCAATTTAGATATGGTGTATTAGGTAAGGAGGGAGTAAAACTAAAAGAGGCACAAGCAGGTGAACTGTCAGCAGAACTAGCTAAAGCTGAGAGGGTTACTAAAAATGCAATACAATTAATAGCTAAGTATAAGAACTCTGTATCTAAGACAGATGTAGAAGACTTCATGACAGGTAATGAAGTAGAAGGTAATCTACCTGCAGATTTAGCAGCTGCATTAACAGAGGCTAGAGAGCATGTAGATAACATGACTGAAAGATTAATACACTTAGGTGTTATTGATGACCAAGAGACTATAGATTACTACAGAGAGAATAAGGGTAAGTACTTGGTACGTTCTTACGAATCTATAAACTATAAAGATACTAAGGTATCTAAGTTTCTCTACGGAGAAGGCTTGGATGTAGATAATGTAACTAAGAAACTAAAGAATGTAGATAAATCTGTTGTAGATGCAGCACTTAAGTTCCTTGCTGATAGGGCTATGGAACAGAACTCTTCTTTATCTGAAGAGGATGCTATGAGACAGGCTAGAATTGAGGCTAATGGACTTCTATCAAATGCTGAAGAGTATGTCATGCAGAAAGGCCTTACTGGCAGCACTAATATAGCTTCTTTAGGAAAGAGACTATCTGATAAAGAGTTTGCTCCAGAACTTAGGGCATTGATGGGTGAATACACCGACCCTATATATAACTACTATGCATCTATATTTAAGATAGCAAGTCTTACTTCTGCTAGACAATACCTAAACTCTATGAAGGAGTATGGTATGGGTAAATTTATGTTCCCATACAAGACAGAAGAAGCTACAGTGCAGATAGCTGGAGAGGGTTCTAGGACCCTTGAGCCACTGAATGGTCTGTATACATTCCCAGAGATTTATGAGGCACTAAAGAAGGCAGACAAGGATGTACAGCCAATAATTATCCAGACACTAGGTAGGATACGTAAGTTCAAGACTGTATATAACCCTGCTACACATATTAAGAATATAGTAGGTAATACAGGATTTGCTATGTCTAACGGTCACTGGAACTACATGAAAGAGGCTTACAAGTACATGAGAGCTTCTGTCACAGGGGAGACCGATGAGGATATCAATAGAGTTATGGACACCCTAAACAGATATGGTGTTTTAAACAATACTATTGGTATAGGAGAACTAAAGCAATATTTTAACAGACATGAGAATGTAGATGACTTCTTGACTGAGATATATCAAGCTGGTGGTAAGAATAAGGCTATGTTCGGAAAAGTAAAGAATGCTGTTGCTCAAGTACCTAAGTTCATGGAGAAGGCGTACCAGATAGAGGATGACCTATTCAAGATACTTGGATTTGTGAATGAATCTAACAGGTATGCTAAAGCAATGTATAATGCAGAGTATAATAAGCTTACTGATGCTCAAAGGTCAGAGGTAGATAAGGTAGTTGCTGAGATTGTAAAGGATACATATCCTACATTCACTCGTGTTCCTAAGATTGTAAAAACAATTAGTAAGGGATTGTTTATGGGTAACTTCTTGTCATTCCCTGTAGAGTCGGTAAGGACTCAATATAACTCTATGGCACTTGCTTTGAAAGAGATTAATAGCGGGAATCCAAGGCTTAAAAATGTCGGTCTAACTAGACTTGCAGGAGCTGCTGCATATAATGCTATATTCTCTGGAATGGTTTACTACTCTTACTCTTTAGCAGCTGCTGGACTTACTGGTATGTTAGGAGTTCTAAATGGAGACGATGAGGATGAAACAGAAAATGCAAAGGCTATATCAAGATACGTCCCTCAGTGGAATATGAAGACAGATAAATACATTGAAATGTTTTCCAATGGTAAACTTATATATTATGACATTGGTTCTCTAGATTCATATAGCTACCAGAAAAGAGTTTGGAATGCGTTTTGGTCTAACATAAATAATAAAGAAGGGTTTGATAAGGCTATATCTGAGTCTATTGCAGAAGCAGTTGACCCATGGCTACAGAGAGACTTTGCGATAGAAAACTTTAATAAGTTGTGGAATAATCCAAACAACTCTATATATAATCCAAAGGATAATGCATGGAGAAAGTTGCAGGATATGTCTATGTTTGTTGCAAAACAAATGGGTCCGGGTGCTCTTGGAGCATCTATAAAGATAGCTGATAGCTACACTAAGGGAGACTACGACAAAGCTATAAACGAAGGTTTTTCTCAAATTGTCAGGAGATATGATATAGACCTTGAGAAGCAATTTAAAACATTTATATATGTAGATAATACTAATAAGAATAGTGATATTGGATTTAGGGATGCACTTAGGAATACAGAAGATATATATAAAAGAGCTAAAGATGCTGGAGCTAAGGGTATTGAACTAGATGATGCATATAGGGAAGCTGTAGATAAGTACAAAGAGCAAGTTAAGATTATTAGAGAGTACTACAATTCAGCTACTAGAGCGGGTGTACCAGCCAAGAAGCTTAATGAAATTATGGATAAATCAGGGTTTAGTCCAGCTGTTAAGAAGGGTGTAACTGAAGGTAAGTTTAACTTCCCTGACAAGAGTTACATTAAGAAGTAGGGCTATATTTCTTATATTTGCATAAATAATATAATATGCCATTCATAACAGCCTTTACGGTTACACAGACTGGTGACTGTACTAAGTTTACAGTAAATGACACCTCTAACTACGCTACAGAAGGTACTGGCACTTTTACTGCTAGAAAATTAACTATACAGAAATCTGACGGTACATATCTTACTGTAGGCGCAACAGTTTATAATGAATACGTGTGGCCATTTGCCAGTGGTAACTCTATAGAGTTTACTGCTATTGACAAAGACTATTCATACGAAGTCACTCTTGCTCATACGTCAAGCGCACCTCAACCGGGTTCTACCTATACAAAAACTAATGCTGCTGTTCTAGTTTGTTATACCATGAGTGGTTTCTACACTTTTGCGTATAACATGGTAATTAACCCTTCTTTAGAAAAGAATTACAAATATGTAAAAGATGTCATGAGGTTGTGGATAGAGAAAGAATCTGCGCAGAAAGCTGCAATAGATAATGATTTTCAGGCATCACAGGCATCACTTGATAGAGCTAAGAATATTGTAGATAACATTACATCAGGTTACTAATATGGCATACTCACCATTACAGATATCGTCTGCCTTACTTAAGTCAGAAAAGACTATTTATAAAATAGGTCAGATAGCATATGATAATATGTTTTCAGAGGACGATGAGACATTGGACTATGAAAGAGACATTATATTCATATATAAAGAGTCTGTTAACTATGCAAAAAACGTATATATAGGGGAACAGAAGCTTGATAAGCTAGTAGAGAAATTATCTGCTAAGATATATGCCTATGACTATGGAGAGTTAAATCCAGTATATTCAGATGCTGTAATAACAGCTTCTGCAATAGTAGGAACAGCATATTTAAATGATTTGAGTGATGTAACTATATCAAATCTACTTGACAATCAAATACTTAGATATAATGCAGCTACTGGACAATGGATTAACGTAGGTCCGGGAAATACTGTTAGAAATAGCCAATCTTTTGTAGCTACTGCAGGACAAACTTCTTTTACTACTGCCTATCCATTTGATATACAGTTATTAGATGTATATATCAATGGTGTGAAAATTAACTCTAGCTCTTATTCAACAGTTGGAGAATATACCATAAATCTAGTTGATGGGTGCATAGCTGGTGACATAGTTGATGTGGTAATATTTGACCCTGAGACATCAATACTACCTCCTGTAAATAACCTAAATGATTTAAACGATGTAAATATTGGGCCTTTAGTCAATAAGCAGGGTCTTTATTATAATTCTGTTAGTGGTTTATGGGAGAATGGATTAGTTTTTGTGCCTTATACAGGAGCTCTTGGAAATGTAGATTTAGGAGAGTATGAAATACGTGCTGGTCAGTTTACTCTTGATACATCTCCAACAGGTGTAGCTACCGTTGGTACTACTAGGTGGAATGATACAATAGGTAGTAGCGAGACAACCCTAAAAGGTGGTAGTGTTATTCTAAAGAATGGTGTGGACTTGGTGGCGAGAATAGTAAATAAAGTTTCTCCTAACCAAACATTAACTAAAGCTGCTTATCAAGCGGTTAGAGTTAGTGGCGCACAAGGTCAGAGATTAGCGGTAGCTTTAGCACAAGCAAATAACGACAATAATAGTGCAGATACGATTGGACTTGTTACCGAGACGATAGCAACCAACCAAGAAGGGTTTATAATGACCGTTGGTTCGCTTGAAGGTATAAATACAACTGGTTCTCTACAAGGCGAGACTTGGGTGGATGGTGATGTAATATATTTAAGTCCTACTACGGCTGGTGCTTTGACTAACGTCAAACCTATTGCTCCTCAACATATTATTGTAATTGGTTATGTTGAGTACGCTCACGCAAACAATGGTAAGTTGTATGTTAAGGTGATGAACGGATGGGAGTTAGGGGAATTGCATGACGTAGATACTACTGGTGCAACTGCTGGTCAGGTGCTTAAATACAACGGCACTATCTGGACACCGAGTGGGGATGCTGGGATAACGGGAACGGGTACAAGTGGTCAAGTTGCCTATTTCACTGGCTCGACTACACAAGCTGGTAGTAATAATTTGTTTTGGGATAATGCGAATGTTAGATTAGGTATAGGAAGAAATAATCCGCAAAATTCTCTTCATATTAGCAGTACTGGTGGTGGTGCAATATATTTAGAAGATAGTGATGCTACTTCTACTTTTAATACAACTGAAATTTCTAATAACGCTGGAAACTTTAATCTAACAACAAGAAGTTCTGCTGGTGCATTTGTTTCATCTGACTATCAAATAGTAAAAGATACAATTAGTTCTCAATATCACAGGTGGTTTACTGGTGGAACTGAAAGAGTTAGATTATTTAACACTGGCAACTTCGGTATCGGCACTGGTGCGACTGATTCGGGGCAGAGGTTACAAGTTATTGGTACTTCATCAATTAGCGGACAAGCTGATTTTGGAAATGCTATTTTAGTAGCTGGGCCTATTGGAGCACACCAAACAAGCAAAGGTGTTATTGAATACAACGCTAATAAAGTTGCTATACGTGCTTATGGTGCAACTGCTGGAACTGGTATTATAGCATTTAACACTGGTGGAGGTGGAGGTAGTGCAGATACGGAGAGAGTAAGGATAATGGAGAATGGTAGTGTTTTAGTTGGTATTGCTGGTATTACGAATGTGGACTTGATGTTAAGGAGAAATTTAACAGCTACTAGTGGTACTGCATATTCAGTATATGTTAACTCAACAATACAATCAGATGTAACCTCAAATGCTTCTCTTTTTGCAACAAATGTTTCAACACAAGCTGCTGCATTTACCCTAACTAATCTATTTCATTACAATGCTAGCCCAACTACAATAGGTGCTGGTAGTGCAATAACAAACGAATATGGTTTCTACGGAAACTTATCAGCCGCTACTGGTCGTTGGAATCTCTATATGAACGGCACTGCCAACAACTATATGGCGGGGTCGTTGGGGATTGGGAGTACGAGTTTAACGGGTATTAATCTAAGAGTATCAAAAAATATTACAGGAGCAACTGCTTCTTTTAATGTTCTTGCTTCTGGTGCTGTTCAATCAGATGTAACTTCTGCCTATGGGTTTTATAATGCATCATCAACAGCGGCAGCTTCTTTTACTTTAAATGCCTACTTTCATTTCTTTGCCGAACAAGGTACATTTGGTGTAGGTTCAACGGTTTCAAGTCAATATGGATTTTATGT